TAGGAGTGATCACTCCTAATACAACATCGACATCCCAATAACCATCTCCATTTGTGAGAGCAGGCACTGCAGTACCAGGTGTTGTGATCCCGTCACCATAATCGATATCCCAGTCACCATCACCTGCTGCTGGCACAAAGATGTTGTATCCAAGACCGGTTGCTATCTTATCCGCATTTCCAACTCCAACATTATTAGTTGCCGGAGTAGCTGGAAGCTTAGCTACAAAAGATACTTTATCTTGTACACCCCAAGCATCAGTCTCTCTCATTTGACCTTGACCGTCATGTATCTCTACCGGTTCTGAGAATTGCATCTCTATGGATTTGATACCCGTTTCGTTGGAAGTCCACGATAATTCAAAAGGAGTTCCTTCACCTCTAGCTTGAAGAGTGGGTGGATTTTGACTCGTGTCGTAATCGCAAGCCCCAGTAATCCAAGTGTTGAATCCTTCTCTAGCCGGATAGAGGACAACGATAGGTTTATTGTCTTCAGTTCTCGGTGGGTTTATTTTTGGGATATTGCCTAGAAGTTTGGTTTTGGCTTCATCGCTCGATGCTACACTTATGCTAGTTCCGCTGAAGAGGGTGTTCCAATCATCCCAATCGATGATTGGGTTTCCATCTACCGTTTGTCCAGAAGTCATATTCTTAGCTAACGTTTGAAAGATGTTCTCAGATGTTCCTGTAAAAAGAACACACGTCTCAAAATCAACCGTTTTATGATAAATGCCCCAATTGTGGGATTGGGCTAGAGATTTCCATTCTGCGTATGGGATATTTGAGAATTCCATTTAATAGTACCCTTCCCACTTTGCATAAATTTCCTGACTCGATCCTTCCAAAGGAGTTCGTAGGATTCGGATCCTATCTCCGGATATGGCCGGTCTAGGTGTTGTGAAATTCAACGGTACAAATATCGAACTTGAATTGACATAGACAAGAGACAAGCGTTGATCTTGAATCGGTTCACCGACAGCTTGATCGTAAAATATTTCTATTTTCGATCCCTTCCCCCTTTCACCTTCGCAACCAGCGAGAAAATGCTGAAGAACTAAAGTTTCTCCAATCGGAATATCATAGTTTCGATATGTAGGAGATGAAATCGTTCCAAGATCTTCTCCAACCACACCTGTTTTAGAAGAAGGTGTGGTTGGAGGAGATAGTTCCGCTTTCAGTCGACCGTCCTCAGTAACACCCAATGATGAATTTTCATCGTCACCTGTAAGCTTTACCTTTCCGATTATATTGCTACCGGGTGATAATGGGGTTGTAACCGAAACGAGGATCCTTCCATTCGAATCTAGTAAGATCGGCTTTGTATTGATCCCGTCTGTTCCGACTATCTGAATTGCAGGAGTAAATTCCTCATCAGTATAGGAGGTGATCTCATCTATGTTGACGAACTTAGTTGTCATTTATTCACCTTCTACTGATCAGGGCTGTTAACATCTTCAACAAATCCAGAAAGGCTCACATGGGCAGTCAGGTCTACCATTCCATCTTGTCGAAGTCCTATTTGTCTAGCACTTGTACCTTTCATAAACAGTTGGACTGTTTTTGCATCAGGGGCGAAATTATTTGTTCCTCCCCATTCCAATCGGGTTAATTTGGGGACTGCTCCTGTATTATTGTTGAAAATATTCACACCTGCTACTGAACTTGTTGTACCGCTTCTCTCAATTTCTATATCCACAATCCCATTCCTTGCAGTCCCTGGAAGGTTCATAGTTTGCACCAAAACACCCGGGTTGTTTGGAATAGTATCTCCTGTTGCAGGAGTTGCTCCCATATAGAAATCGACCCAAGGAGCAGCTAAGGAAGTCCCTTCGAGTAAATAAATATGACCATTCTTTCGGAACGGGTAGAAATCTCCAGCTGAGTTATTGTAAACGACACCGCAATATAAGTAATCGTCGGAAGCAAAGCCGACTTGAGGTGTCGGCTTTCTTCCGAACGAATCTGGTTTTTCAGAAGACAATTCAAAAACGTACGAATGAACAAGTGTCCTGGACAAAGCACTCTTTGCGACCAGATTCCTCATGTAGATGTAATACCACGTGCTATTCTGCTCAACTTCTAAATTATGGAGATCTGTAGTGATGTCGACTACAGTAGTTGTTCCTATTCGGCCAGGGATTCCAGACATAAGAAATTGACTAGCTCCTACAGAAATAGCTTCTGAACTTACATAGCGGACAACCGGTGGTCTCAACCAACAATGGGGAAGTGTAGCGACTCCAATTTGTCCAGGTTCGACAGTGACATCTCTTGACACCCCATCTCTTGAAATGGGCTGACCACTCCCACCAGTTTCGAATCCACCACCTGGATTTGTTCTTAACGAACCAAGATAAAGAGCCTGGGTTGTTGTAAAACGAACTTCATCGTGAACTCCAGGAAGTGGTCGGTAAGTAATACTTCCTATTGGGAAACCGCTGTCTTGAGGAGCGTTGCCACTCTCAATACGAAGAACAAATCCATCGTTCGTATTCTTCCCCATTGGAGACAAAGAGCCTCCAGCAATCATATAGATGTCGTAATCTGTACTTGCTGTGAGTGCTGTAGAACCATCAGCACTCATCCCAACACCTGTGAAAGATTGTTGGGATGAAACTTTTACCGAACGTCCACCTACAGTTACAACACCATTTTCCAAAATTGCTGATGTCGTAGACAAAGGATCTCGAGCTATGTAGCAACCATGTTGCCTTTCATTCTGAATAGCTAGTGATTCGGGTTGTAACTTATCCCTAGCATCGATAAATTCCGCATCTGTAAATCCTCCGACACCTACTCCGACAAATACATACCAAAGAGGAATAGCGCCAGCTGGAGCTACAGGTGGAGTTGGTAACGCACTTTCGCCACCAGTTGCTACAGTAATACTCAAACCTGAGTCTGAGGTCTTATCAATAAGAGTTGGAGTCACTGTCCTAGCTGGAAGCGTCAAAACGTTTCGGATCGAAGAATCGCTAGTTACCACAGTTGGTGTGGCATAGATTAAATCGACTCTTGGATTTGCAGCAGCCGCTGGTCCAAGATTGATGTTCTCGGTTGCATCGAGCCGACCAAGTCTCATCTTAGAATCGTCACCAGAAGCGGCTCCGTCATAAAGAAGAAGTTCACCTGGAGAAAGATCCACAGTGAGGGCTGCTGCAGCAGTCAGATCTAAACCTTGAACAGTTGCATTCTTGGGAGTTGCTCCTGAAAACCCAGTAGATATCCAAAGCAAAGTATCCATAGCGGCTTTACCAGCTAAGGTCCCAACTCTGTTCATATCCGTTGATAGGATTTGCTCTAAGGTGTTGAAAATAACAGTTCTCGGACTGGTCATCGGGTGCTCCTTCTACTAGCCATGATTTACCACGAATTCAATTGATAGTTCAGACACACGAAGTTCTTCTGTAGCAACACCAGCTGTATTCGCGCATCCAAATATCACGATCCCTGAGATATCTCCTAGAGTCCAAGGAGCAGCAGCTATTGGATTTTCTTCAAGAATTACTTCGATTTCTCGATATGATTCTGTGTCGATTGTAACTGATGGTGGCACTCTTTCGGGTGCAACTGCTGTCGGTCCGATGACGAAATTGAAAATCGGATCAGCCCCAGCCCCAACATCTTGTTTTCTTACTCTAGCTCTCATCACAACATGTGAAATAGACACAGGAGGAGTGACAGTCGGCATATCAAAGAGAAGATCGGAAGCTGTAAAAGCAGCTGATGGTCCAGCACCTGTTGTAGTAACCATGTACGTTTCATCACCATCGAAGGTAGCAACGGCATCAATTATTTCAGGTTCAGTAGTCGCTCCACTCTGGTCAGACCACGCTCCAAAAATACGCAGACTTCCAAATGGAGGAACTCTAACTAAACGAACGTCTTCCCCAACAATGATTCGAAATCTCACACAAGCGGCTCTTCTTCGATCTAACTCATCCGCAAGTGCTGCTATTGGTGCAGTAAGAGCTTCGCTGGCCACGCCATCCATATATCCGAAATCGTCATCATCGAACCAAAAACCCAAAAGTGGATCCGGATCATCTGTGAACCTTCTAGCTTCGTCAGGATCGACTAGATTTGGGAGAAAGATGTCAAACCAAGCACACGCATCCTCTCTTGATCTCAGAACTCCACCATTCAAATCATCTAAGAATGCCCCGCCTATGTATGGCGTAATTGCGGGTACAGGTATCGGGACTTCGCTGTCATAGAACAAACCACCAGGACTACCAGTGAGGTTGATCTGAGCGTGTTGAGCAGAGTCTTCAAATGGCTCTATGACTGTTCTAAGCCCATCTCGAATGATGAGATCAACAATCGGTTTCGTCAGAGGGAAAGCATCAAGTATATCAATGACTGTCTGTGCAATAGCTTTTGGACTGACCTGGTCCTCGATAAAACGAATTCTTGCACGGTACTGTTCATCACTTTCTAAAGATGCCCGAAATACACGACGTTCTTTTCCATGTTGATCCAGATAAGGAGTTTTCCCACCGACTGCAGGATCAACCCCAGCAATTGTTATGAGCGTTGGATCAGGAAGAGGGTCCAACGCTTGGTAGGTAAGTGGTAGAAACGAATTGAGAAAGTAGCCAGCTCGCTCGGTTTGAATCGGAACATCTACCTCTTGAGCACCACCAGAAGCAGGAATGGTAAAATTAGAAATTGGTCTCCAAATTGCTCCACGATCGTCTTGGAATCTTGTTGTGGTTAGTACAACAACTTCAGCACCTGATGGTCTAGATAATCTAACCGTTGAAGTGGCTGGTGATCGGCCAGGAGCAGTGAGGATGAATGCTCCATTGTAAAGGTTTTCATCTACAGACTCTTGAATCCTTAGAATCTGAGCAATGGCACCTTCGAAGATCGAAAGGCTAGAAGGGTCTCCCAACAAACCCGATGGAAAAGCAGGATCATCGTCACCTATCCAATGGGCTTCGAAGTTCCTTCTCAGAACATCAATGAGTTCATCTCGAGTGATTGGGAGAGGTGGTCCGAATTCAGCCATTGAATTTCCTAAGTGGTTTCAATCAACTCTCGACGGGTGCGGAAAGCTTCATCGGGAGTTGCTGGAATCAATGTACCAGCAGGTTCGATCAAATCGGTATCTTCAATGGTTACACCTTCAACAGATCTAGCTGCTGCAATGATGGTAGAACGCAATAGATTTTGACCTGGTCTCTGATTGTTGAGAGCAGTAATGATCGCCGATCGAACATCATCAGCAGCTTGGCTAGTGTCCAAAACAACAGCTGTGTCGAATGAAAGAATGATTCGGATATCAATGAATCGAGGTGTTCCAGGAACAATGATTACGGGTATACCGGCAGCTCTGAATTCCAATAGGTTCAGAAGTCCTCGTGCTGCGAGTGTTTCGTTCGCATTTCCTAAAGCATCCAGAATGAATGCTTGAACAGAACAAGCTGGTAAACCCGTTCCAGGTGCAATCGTTTCCAGAACAGTTGCTGTTTCAATTCCAGGAGTGGATACCAAGCCAAACTCGATTGCGCCTAAGGTTCCTCTTCGGATGGTAGGAAAGAACGCTTTGGCTCGTGAACGATAGGTTGCGTCTGTTTCTTCATCAGCAGCACCTGCCATCTCTACCGGATTGGCAATTACAATTGACGTATCAAAAGGAACATCAACGAAATTCCAAGCTTGGTCTTCAGCTACCTCTTCAGATAGGCCAGCTAGCTCAGCCTGTACGGTCACCGTGATTGGTCCGAGATCAGCAGCTCCGAACACAGCTGGTTCTGTTAGAATATAAGTGATTCCCTGATTGGTTCGGATTCGTGTCGGAGTAGGTAAAGAGCCTGACAAGCCACCATCGATGGTTCCAGCACCAGCGGCAAATGTTGGACGAGTCAGTTCAACCTCACCAACAGCTGGTGCTGATGGCTTTCTGGGCAATCCCTTTCGATCGAAGACGACTCGGTCAAGAGCTTCACCTTCAGCAGTATCTTCGAAAACACCAGCCAGTGCTTTAGCTTCGCGGTTGACAATTTCCTCACCGAGAATGGATCCGGCTGCTGCTACCAGATTGAGATCTGATCCATCGCGATCGATTTCACGAGGGGAAATCCGGGTACCTGGAACAGCCAAAGCAGCTGCTCGCCATCGTTGAAAGAGTTCTTCTCTGGTAGGTAGATCAGCCAACTGGGTGCTCCTTCTGGAGGCATGTTAATCGTTTACAGGATCAGCTGACAATGATTTCACCTTCTTCTGGAATTTCAAACCCTAAGGCGAATTGGTCTCTTCTGGTTCTAGCTTTGACATCAACGAACAAGACTCCAGCTTGGAAGCTCACATTCACTGAAGCCCGAACCACTTCTTCCTCTGCTTCCACTTGTCGAAGTACCGATGCACGAATTTCATTTAGGTTCGTGGTGTTTGCTGGTTCTTTGGTCCGGATACCTGCTCCGTATGTTTCGAGATGAGAAAACCCACCAGGAGAAGTCATCAACCTTCGAATGATTCGCTTCTTGATGGTTTCAATCCCACGGTGAGTATCTAAATCATTACGAGGATCTAGCCGAAACGTTGCTCCAAATGTGTCGTAGAAGAGATCTAAACCAGTTTCAGTTTGCTCAGCTTTCGCTGGAACTCTAGGTCGTAATTCTTCAATACCCGGGAAGTCATAACGATCATCAGGATCTGGGAGCATAGTGAATGCTCCGTCTGCAGATTCGATGATTGAACTAGCGATTGTTCTATATACAGACCCTAGAACCAGGATGCGGTCTATACGTAGGTCAATAGACCAAGCATCGGGAAATCCAGGATCAACATCCGGTTGCCTCAAAGGGTTCTCACACCGAGTGATTACGGGTTCTGTCACTCTTGGCGTCGAACTTACAAGTTCCAGTGTCCAATTCAACCGATTGAGAGAATCAAATTCTCCTAATGGAGACGAGTGCCTAGGCTCTATAGAGAAGAACACCCTGACGGTGTTGGAGTTCAAAGGTGAAGCTAGGATTACCGAAAGAGTCATCTAGGAAATCAAGATATCACCTTCATCAGGAACCTCAATTCTCATAGAAGTTGCAAAACCTTTTGCAGTTCGAATTTTCAACTCTACGATCAAAACCCCAGGTGCTGGTGAAGTGACTACCGCGCTAAGGTCGGAAACTTCCTCTTCTTCTCTCACCTGTCTTTCGATTTGAGTTCTCAACACGGCTAGCTGAGTTGAGTTGAAGAGTTCTTTGGTTTTAAGACCTGCTCCGTAGCTTGGAAGGTGGAAGAAACCACCAGGGCGAGTGATCAACCTCCGAATGATCCGTTTCTTGAGAGCTGATAGACCACTGTGAACGTCCAAGTCGTTACGAGGATCTAAGTTGTAAGCCCCCTCAGCGCTCCTATCGCCGAAGAAATCATAGAAGAGATCAATCCCCAGCTGAGTCGTTACAGCGCGAAATGGGACCAATTGGCGAGGCTCCTTGATGCCTGGATGCTCTCCCCGGTCATCGGGTGGAGCTGCCATGGTCTCTAAGCCGTCCTGAGTCTCGATGTCAGGACTAGCAACTGTGAGGTACGTAGATTCCAACAAGATTCTCTGATTGGTTCTCAAATCCACTGACCAAGCTGTCGGAAGAGGTCCAAGAGCATCATCTTCAAGATCAGGTTGTGGTAATGGGTTCTCCACTTTCGTTACGATGGGAACTTTCCCAGGGCCAGCAATCAAAGAGATATCCCAATTCAAACGGTTGAGAGCGTCTGCAGGTCCTAGAGGAGACGAATGACGTGGTTCTTTGGTCAGGAATACTCGGATCGTATTCGAGTTCAAAGGCGTCGCAAACACCACCTGAAAAGCCAACGGTGGAGGAGGTAGAGGAGCTGCTTCCGAATCCAGAATTGCTGGATGGATAACCATTTAGAAACTCCCAGCTGTTCTTTGACGCTTCGATCTGTTTTTCACTCCTACATGAATAGTTCCAGTTGGTGCCGATTGAACGTGCTGACCGACCAACCGGAACTTCGGACGAGGTTCCGGAGGAGGTGTGGTTGAAGCTGGAGTGAAATCAACAACTGCTTGATAGATAGCCACGAAGTACTCCTAGGGTGGATTTGCGCCAGGTCCGTATGAAACTGAGTATCCACCTTCAACTTCTTGACTGACAAAGATTCTAAAGTCTCCAGCTGGGGCATTCGCAGGATCACCAATTCTCATAATGTCTTGATCGACTTGGGCACCTACAGGAAACGCCGGCATTCCCTCCATATTCTTTCTATGGCCAGCGGGCGCCGTGGTCTTTTCCAGAATGACAGGTCTTCCTTGATAGAACCCTCCAGACGGCTGACCATCCGGATCCACAACAGTTTCATTTGAAAGTTCTATTTCTGGTGTGTAGACAACTCCAATCGGACTAGAGGTCCTGGTTCCATCAAGTTCATGAGACATGTATACGGTTTTACTAGCAATAATCGTTGTAGTGGCCGTTGGACCATTACCCATAATAGCAAGTGGTATTGCATCCCAACCAACGATCGTCCCATCGGGAAACGTATTCGCAGAGAGAGTAGCTTCAATCTCGGTCGGTGAATTGACTGCAGAGATGGTGACTGACTCAAGACTTGAGTTCGCTTGATCTACTGAATTCGGAACAGCTGAGTCGGGAGGACATAGAAATATTGGCTGCCCAACATAGAGATTGGGTGATGCTCGATCGAGAGTGATCACAACATCGGTTGCGCCATTTCCGGTAACTCCACCACCTGTCACTTTCGCGACGTTCGATCCTTCAGCTTGAACGTGTTCTCGTCCAGAAAGACCAAGATAAAACGGAAAGAAAACACCACCTTGAAGAATGATTCCGCACATCCGGTAGTTGTCGATGTACCCAAAGCAATCCATGGCAGCGTTCATGAGAGCCATTCGATTTTGTTCGGTCTGGTCTCCAGTCCTTGTTCCGGTGAAATTGTAGACAGCTACCACCGTTCCTCCTGTGGCTGGTCCACCAGCACCTACTGGAATAGTGACATCGAACGTCGAACCTCCTGTGACTGTGATTGTGTTTGGCGAAGCAGCCGCCCCCCCAATAGGTTGATTGAGGTCGGCATCGGATTGGCCGTTGACGATGACAAGATCGCCTGTAGCGAATCCATGAGGGGATGACGTGGTCACTGAGAGTGTAGTTCCAGAACGAGAAGAAGAAGCGATCGTAGCTACTTTCTGACCAGTCCATCCGCAAAGGTTGATGTGTCGTCCTGATGAGAATGCATGGAGAAATGAAACACAAATATGACCAAGAGCAGCATTTCCAGATCCTGGAGTATCTCCTGGAATCTCAGCGATGAACTCCCTACCAACACGTCGAACTGTGGTTACATCTGCAACCGAGGTGTTGAGTTCTGTGACTGTCCAACCTTCAGCAAGACACTGATCTCTCAAGAAGTTTATCGCGTCTGGAATGTCTGTCAGCGTCGTGTCTTGGAAGTAAGTCATCTAGACTACTTCTATATCAAACTGATTTGACACCTCAACACCAGTATCGGGAGTTTCCCCAGGTTCAGCGAGTCCTGAGAAAGCTCCACCACCACCTTCAGGTTCGTTAACAGCGGCTAGGTAGAACACACCTAGATTCGTAAGAAGGCTTGAGGGAATTTCAATCTTAAATTTATTCGCACCCAAAAATTGATTTCCATCTTCGGTAAGAGGAGCGGTGTTCCAAAACCATAGGGTTTGTTCGTTGAAGCCACTTCCCAGGACGAGAATCTCAACATTCGGATCACCTACAGCTGTTTGAGGAATTGTAGGTGGAAAAATAGGAGTTCCGTCAGGAAGTGATATGGAATCGATTTCCGGAACCTCAGCCGGAATCACTTCTTCATCTTCACTAGGAGCAGTATCCAGAGCACAAACAAAGCCGATTTCTGGAGGAGGAATGATTCCGCCGAAAGGAGCAGCAAGTGCTTCAATTACATCGACAACCCCCAACAGGGTATCTCTGACAGCTTTCAGAGCATCAATTGCATCATCAAGAGCTTCTATACTCGATGGATCTGGAAACTTCAGTTGATCAGCAATTGCTTTCCCACCTGGAATGATCGAGAGGATTGCTCGGATAGTACAGAGAATCCTTGCAACAGGACCTAGAACACCGAGAGCAGTACTCAATCTAGTTGCGATTTGTTCCGACTGACAGTCGTATTGGAATTGAAGAGCTGCTCTGATCTCATCGTCATCTACTTCTGCTATCTTGCGAAGCAAATCGTTGATAGCTCCTATTTCTGCCTGAATGGATTCCAGAATCTGAATGACACAATCGATTTGAGTTCCGATGAATCGGATGATGTCGACGATGAACGTAACAAACGCAACGATTCCCTGAGGTAGGACCGGAATCAATGCAAGTATTTGATTGATTTTACTTACAAGGCCAGGAAGACACTTCAAAAGATCAATGATCTTCAGTGGATTGGTGATGACTTCAACGACCAACAAAAAGCACTGCACCAGGTGGGCAACCAAATCCAACAACGTGAGAAAGGGTTGTAGAGGTGCAAGAGCTGTTTGTAGTTGAGCAACCAGATCGATGGTCAATGCACAGGTTCCCGGTTGACCCTTTGTCGGATCTACCTGCGGTTCCAGGATTGCGCCTCCTATGAAGTGAATCGCCGGAAGAGAATCAATAGGACTCGTTTCAGGACAAAACTCCTCAATGTCTGGTGCTTCGTTTTCGGCCATCTAGATATCTTCCGGGCTAAAGTTTACTTGTCTGTCGTTCAACACTAGGCTGCCTGAAGTCATTCGGATTGCTGGAGCTTTTACTTCAAAGGGCACATTCAAATCAAACAAAACCCGATCGTTATTCCAATCTTGAGGGATTCTAGCTGTCTGATTAGGGAGAACTGCAACTATGGTGATTGCCGCGCTGTTGAGATCTCCTTCAGGAATCGCAACAACAACCTCATCTCCCGGACGAAGCGGGAACAGCATGAATCCATATCGTCCACAACCGATTCCTTGCCAACGGGCTGTTATGACACGATCATCAACATTTGCTTCAAGACGAACTGAAACCACTGGTCCTAAACGATCAGCATAGATCGCTTCGGTGTCATTGGTGACAAATGTTCCACGATCATCTCGGTGACCAACGGTTCCTGCAGCTAGCCAATAACGAGTATCAATTCCAGGTCCTGCAATTGCTCGCCCAAGGCGCTGAACATCAATATTAGGACGTCCTACAGCACCCCTTCTTCGAGCCATTTGGCCTTTTCTAGGAGTCTTATCAGTTACTTCAATCGGCATCTCACCCACCTCCAACAGTTGTTCTGGTTTGGGATACGTCTTCTGGATCTGCCCTGACTTTCACATAGTTTCTAGCATCAATCTGAATGTCAAAACCGCTATCCGCGTCAAAAGAAAAAGACGCTGAAATCACACGGAACTCGTTCGGTAGATTTGCAGAGGCAAGAATCTTTACCAACTGATTGGCGTCATCACGATCCCATCCTTGTTCTACTAGAAACTGAACTGCATTCTCTCTGACTGCGGATGTTCCAGAAGTCACCTTGTCTCGTTTCGAAATGAATGTGTTTAGCTCTGCCAATGAGAAGAGTTTTCCTGTTTCGCGATCGGTTGGAATCACAAGAATCTCAATCGGATCTCCAGCACGGAGATCGAGCAAGTCAGGATCTAGATTAGGATCAAACCTCGGATTGTCTGAAAAGCTAGCCAGATCAGCAGTTTGGATCGCAATTCCCATTTCTTGCCTACCCATTCCTTCGTAGACCTGTTTCGCGATGTCTCTCAATTGAGTCTTGTCGACTACACCTTGGATTTGCACTGTGTGGAAATTCTCTTTGGGCTTCTTTCCAGCTGCGTCTGTTGTGTTCGTTCGAGTTGTGGGTGGATACCGAACAATCACTCTTCGTTCATCCGAACGTTCAGCGTCTGGATTGTAACCAATGACTTCAATCGTAGGAGACTTGATGCGCCCAAGTTTGCGGTGAAAACGCAACATCTGAATGTTCTTCCCATAAACCATTCGTCTGGTAGTTCGCGTTTCACCAATTGCCTGACGATGACCACCGGGTTTCGGAAAACTCGGAATTCCTGGTTGAGTAGTGATTTCAGGAACTCTGGAATAAAGAATCCTCGGCTCAAGAAGAACCAATTGGTCTTTCTCAATCGATGGTCTGAGACAATGAGCAAGGCACAATTCGCTGATTACGTCCCAGTATGAAGTTTTTCCACCAGCTTTTGGGGGATGACGAATCACAAATGGCCTTCCTCCAGCGCTATTTTCCCGATGTCTTTCTTTAGGAACCACAGCGAGTCTTGTGTATCGAGCTGCGTCTAGTTGAGGTAACGGATTCTCAGTGCGGAGAAATGGACCTCTGATCAATTCAAAGACATCGTCAGTTGCCAATAGGTTCTTGATGACTTCTTGGATGGTTGTGCCAGGAGCCATCCTCGTTTCGAGACCAGGAGCAATTTCTGTATCCAAGAGAAGGCTTGTCAGATCACGACCTTTCATCGTGACAATGTCACCACCATCTCCATGAGCATCTGATATCTCATCAATTGTTCCGACCCATCGAAGATTGTCCCCGGTCGCAGGAACAATGAATCCGGTCGGGTTTGGATTATCAGGCGCCAACTCACGTTCTCCGGTAGAAAATCCATCAGGTGATGTGGTCCCTTCGTAGTGAAAAGCTAGAATTGCTCGAACAATCCGAGCATCGAAAGGGACCGATTTCCAAGACAATGTGAGATCCAACTCATCTGCTTTTCTGTACGTATTCACTCTACGAGTCGACTTGATTGGTTGAACATCGATGATTCTAGAAAGGCCATCTGGCCTCGGAGTCTTAGCTACCGCATCTGCGATATTCACTCGAGCGCTGTCCAAAGCAGCTCTGAAATCTCTTCTTGAGAACACCTTAGGGCCAGTCTCAAGTTGACGTGGTTGCTTCTGGATAGGTTCTCTTCGGCGCGAAGGAAGATCCGGATCTGGATTCCGTTCGTTTCGAATTTCGTCGTCGTTGTACTTGTCCGTAGAACCATCATCAAAACGCACTAATAGAACCGTACGAGTCGATGGATAGTACCTGTCACGGTTTGCATTCTCCGTCGTTCTACGGATGTTTCCACGTGCCATTTAGCACCCAATCTTTCGATCCGTAGCGTCAGGCAATGACAATGGAATGACGAGTTCTTCAACATCGTCAGGAATGAGGGAGGTATCAAGACCATTCTGCTTAGCAATCCGATCCCAAAGATCAGCATCTCCGTAGAACTGAATTGCTACCTCACGAAGATCTCCACCAACAAAAGCAGGAATTGTAGTGAACTCATCAGGCCTTACAATCTCTTCAAGACGAACTCTGGTATCAAATTGAGACTCCATCGAGTCATAGCAATTGTCGATGATCTCATACCGAGAAAGAGACTCTTCTAAGATGTCTTCGAAGTTGTCAGAAACAACTGTGTTTCCTGGGAAGATACTTCCAGTGAATAGAGCAATCCGACCTGATGTTTCTTGAGCACTTCCAGCTGCTGATGAGGCATCTTCAAGAAGTCTAGCTGGTAAATTGGGTTCATCGCCCATCCTCGCAGCAGTGCTGGATTGAATGTCTAAAGGCGATTCTAGAGCTTCTGTGAATGTGCTGAATGCACGATCAATGCTCTCGTACGATTGCTTAGCTTGTCCTACGAAGGTTCCAACTCCAGAGGAGAATGCTTCAATACCGTCTCCCAAAATGACAAGTTTGTTAGCTGCGTCCGCGAGGAGATCTCTGACAGCTGGTTGCCCATCACCAACTCTACGGGGAATAGCGGGGACAGCTTGATTCCACTCAAAGATCATTTCCCAACGGATGTCACCAAGACCTCCAATGGGATCGCCTGGATACCAAGTGAAATCTTTAACGATTCCGACTCTTTCAATTGTCGACCAAGAAATTCGAACTTGGACACCTGTATCTAAGAGCTCTTCAAATAGTTCAACGAGATCGATCGGTCTATCTGTTCCGATGTAGCGTTCTTTCCAAACACCATTGATGGCAGTTGGTTTGAGGATAGGTCCGATGATCTGTTGAGACGCAACAGGATTGCCTTGATACCATGTTTGTTTGGTGCGCTGTGTTTTACCAAACGAAATTGTTCCGCCTTGAGCAGAGCGATATGGAAGTTCTCGACCATTCAATTCAACAGTCGCTCCGGCAGCTGGTCCTTCGAGAACTTCAACAACCCATGCAGTTGGATCTGAACGTGCCATTAGTAGGAAGAACCTCCTTCAAGAGCCATACCTTCTCCACCGGCAGTTGACTGAAGTGCAGTCTCTCCAAGTCGTTCAAGATCACTTACAAATTCAACAAGAATTCGATCAGGATCCTGATCTCGGAAGTCTTGTCTGATTTCGATCTTTCCAATTTGCTGAGTGATGGAAAGTTTCCGACCACGAGTCTTCTTCAATGCTTCTTCTAGAGCTTTGTTTTCATCAGCAATCATTTCTCTAGTGGTTTGAGTTAGACCACCTGGAATCTCTCCAGCTGCGATAAGAGGCTTTTCTAGACCACGTAGACGTTCACCAGCTTTTCGGATGTCTCGATCGAGAACCGTTCCGATTCCGTCAAGCGTTTCAAAAAAGGTACTAAGACCAGGAACTTTCTCTCTAATGAAACCAGGTACAGCCAGCTTTGCTAATGAGGTAACCACACTGAGTATGCTCTTTTGGATCTCGAGCCATTTCACTTCCAAAGAAGCTGATAGGGCATAAAGTTTTCCGATTCCGGAATCGTCTCCAGAAAGGACTTTTACCAATTCTGATAGAGTCTCAAACGCACGGAAGATGATTGAAACCGTCTGATTGATCAGTTTCAAACTGGACCAGATCGTATTGATCATATCTTTCGAAGAAGTTAGTTCTTCAGTCCATGCAGAAACCACTTTCCAAATCTCGTAAGTAGCTGTTCCAACATCCCAAAGAGTTTCTCCCCACTCAGAAACATCGCTGATGACACGATCAATTTGAGATTCATGTTCAGTCATCCAGTCGACAATTTCACCAACAACAAAACCGATCTTCTGATAGATGGGATAGGTGACACGTTGGAGAATGTCATTTGACAGAATGCCCCATCTTGTCAGAGCACTTTCTGTATCTCGTGTGACCACCGCTAGAGGAGCGCCCATGCTTTCTAGAACAGCTGTGACTTTCTTCAAGCGTTCTTCTGGCTTCATTTTCGAAGTAATGTTGGCTTGAGCTTTCAATGCTTTAGCAAAAGCTGTTTCACCTTCAACAGTTCCTTCTTGAATAGCTTTCGAAACAATACCGCCAGCGACTTCGGCATTATCGCCATAGACTTTCGCAGCAGCTGCTGCTTGATCAGTGATGTCGAGAATCTCTTTCTGATTCATCCCCATACCAGAAAGAACTGAGTTCACACGCGCATGAGCCGCTTCGATCAAGCGAATTGGCGTTGCTGTTTTGACGGCAAGATCCTTGTATTCCTCCATCAGACGGTTAGTCAGTTTGCGAGATTGAGTGATTTTCTCTGCTTCTGTAGCTTCTCCCCAATCAACAAGGCCAAGGATCAGACCTTGAGTACGGCTCTGCATCCTTTCGAATTCTTCATTGACCAACCATGCTCGTCGTTGGAGCTCAGCAAGTTTCATCGTAATTGCCGAAATGGCTTTAGAAGCCAGGTTAGCTGCGAGGTTTGCACGGAAGAACCCAGTCGCGACGAGTTTAGATGACTCGCCAACCTTATCCATCTGTTTGCCGGCTTTATCGACTCCTTGGACTTCGATCTTCTCGACAATCTTATGAATTGTTTCTGGTCCGGCCATAACTCATCACATCATCGGGAGAATAGGATCCCGAGCTACAAGCTTTCCAACTTCTCTTTGAAGGATTAAAAGTTCGACGAAAGTCATCTGCCTACCCAGCAAGAGTGGAACTTGCTGACCGGCGTGTTTTGCGAGAAACGCGTATATTTTGAATCGTTCATGACGTTCTTGGATACGCTCACGGTAAGCATCTAGATCTACACTCTCTCCATACTTTCGAAAAAAAGGGCGTCTTCCTCTTCTGAGGTTTGATTAATCTTCCTCCATCCAGCAATCAGTTGGTATCTGACTTTCTGACTCCATCGAGACCAGTAAGCATCAGCTTCGGCTTCGGCGTGGTTCACTTCATGTTCATCCACTTCAACGATTGACGCTTTCACCATTTCCTGGACAATCTTCCGTTGGTTATCGCCACCAATCTTACTAGCTGTATCGATTTCACTCTCAGTGAGTTCCTTGATCACTACAGTATGTGGATCGTTTTCTTTCCTCACCTTCGCAGGAATTTGGAATTTGTATTTCTCAATTGGAACTGATGGCAAATCCCCTGCTGAATAAGAAATGGCAGACGGGGCCGATGCAGCAGGTCCTTTTTTGACTACTGGCTTCACTTTTGTATTTCGAGTTTGTTTTTCCATGTTCTCCTCCGGTTGTTCCGGTTAGGGTTTCAAAATGGTTTTACGTAGTGATCACCAATGCATCCTCACATCGGAATGAGAAGGTTGTATTGACGTACGTATCTCGAGACCCAATGTTCACTGGAATTGCGTCGAATTTCATATCCTTAATGAGAACTCTTGGTGTTTCTCCATTGGGGAATGTGAACCTTCCAGTTGCATTGATTCGACTTTGATTGATTGGCGCTTCAGGAGATCGCCGTGCTCTCTTCTTGATGAAATCCGCAAGTAGAAGGACGTCTTGGCTTTCGTGGTCCACAGTGAAGGAGCCACTGATACCGTTGAAGATATCGTCTTGCCTCATCGTGGTTTCGCCTATATATCCTTCGGATATTGTCGCCGTCTCATATTGGTATGAGAAATCCTTGATTGCGGTGATGGTTGCTTCTACTTGATTTCCCCGAGCGAGGCGAATGGTGACTTCTTGTCCCCTGATGCGAGTCTCAGCCATGTCTTGGTTTTACGTGGTTCCTGGAACCAGCGTCAAGGAACGGAAAGGAAGCTAAGCGGTTTCAAACGCTTCGATCTCTACCGTTTCACCAATGGTTGTCTGGAGAACAATGAAGTCCAACGTATCCAACAATTGGACTTTGATGATGATGACAAAGACACCTGAACCCTGAAGCGCTTCTGTGTTACCCGATCGAGTATCAATCGACCAAGCAGCAATCCTTTGCTGCGCTGGGTTGTCTGGGGATAACAACAGATCCAAGAAATCAGAAAGCTCGCCGGCCAGCGAATCGGTTCGCTCCGTTGTGGCCGGGAGCTTGTTGAAGCGAAGCGCAACGGTCGCCAAGCTGTCTTGAATGAAATCAGCCATTCTTCGGCGTTTAATCGGAGCAAGTGATGGAAACGCAGCAGGATCTACAGAAGTGACTCCACTTTGAATAACCCATTCAGCAATTCTAGGATCTCTACGAAGGGCTGCGATTCCACTAGCTTTGAAAGCTTTGTAGTTATCAAGAGTGAATTTGGTTGGGAGGCTCGCTCCAGTCAGACCATCTTCGAGCTTACGGATGAACGAAAGCAGTCCACCAGACACAATCTGAGCAGTACTCTGACCAGGGTTATTCTCTGGAGGTAGATTCGACAGAATTGTAGCCATAGCTGCATCCGCACCTAGGAGAATGTTCTCTGTCGAGATCGCTCCTGTCGGATCCAACTCAGCAAGTTCTGAAATCCTTTGTTCAAAATGCGGGTAGCAATAGAAGACGCGATCACTTCGATTGGCTCCAACACCAGGATCAGTTGCGCTCTGTGCTTCACCAGCACCTGTTCCAGGAAGAGTTCCAATCGGAGCTCGGCTCAGATAATGACGACCAGTTCCAACATTGGACGAATCCCTAGCGTTTTCAAGACCTTTTGTTCGAATCGCTGCTGATTGTCTTGCGGAAGCAAGAGTCTCAATGAAATCTGAAGCGATATCTCCCGGTAAGGATGCATCAATTGCATTCTCATACCGGGTATCGATCGTTCCAGTGGTCAGAACAGTCAAACCAGCAGTGTTCGCAGGAGCTCCATCAAGTGCACCAGTTGTGGTTGCAACTACCAATGATGGCAAGGCTGTACCTGCTCCGATTCCAGCTCGGAAAAGATCTTGGGTATTTACCGTATCAACCACAGCTGTTTCGGTCACTCCTTGTGTGGAATACACGGGGACACCGGAAACAGTTCTTGTTGAATAAGAAGCTGTGTCAGCATCGAAAGCTGTGAAAGCAACAACACCCAAATCAGTACCTTCGGCGAAAGTGACATCTGCCGAAAGAGCAAATTCTTGAGTAGGTGCACCAGATGCACTGACACGAGTTCCAGCTGGAATTGTAATATCTTGAGTCAACGGAGAAGGAGTTCCAGTCAATTGAATTTTGACACCTTCGGCCAAATCCATATTGACTCGAACAAGAACCAGACGGCGGAAGATCTTGTTCTTCAACCAAACGAACGCATTACCATTGCTATACGGGTTGGACGAAAACGACAGAGGATCTGTGACTGATAGAGAGAATCCTCCAAAGACTCCTGTGATGGTCGCATCACCTTCTACAACTGTAGGAGTGTTTGTTGGTCCTTTAGGCCATTCCCCAACAAGACAAACCGTTCCAGTCTGCCGACCAACGAAAATCGACGGAGGAATGAGATCGATGATGTTGACACCTTCGATCTCGGTGATGACGTCCAATCCTGGGAATGAGGTAAATCGTCTAATAAAACCAGCCACAGCTTACTCCTAAGTTGTCTTGATGGCCGGCCCGGTGTTCGTGATACCGCCACTTCGCTTCTACATGAAAACTTATAACAGACCGAGAGCTTGTGCGTCACTCTGATGGCGAGCGAAGTCAATCGGTCGTCCGACCGCTACCCCTGCGAAGACTATGGATATTCTCAAAGCTGAGGTAAGCCCACCTTCGAAAACTGAATTCATGATCGATACAGCCGGATTTGCTGTGAATCCAGGCAAGTTACCAGCCGGTGGGGGTAGCACAGATGAAAAATCAATACCATTTACAAATAGTTGGGGAGTGTTTGGCCCAGGTGTATATTGAGCATCAATCAACATCCATTGATCAGCAAACTGACCCATATCTGCTCTGAATGATTCCAACCCGACAACAAAGTTGATCTGGCCTTCAGTATTTCCAAATGCCCCAACGGCTACTCCAGAAAGTCCAAAAAAGACTGTAAATGAAGGATCGAGCAACTGCATATATCCTGGGAAAGTGACTCCATTCGGTACCTGATCGAAAGGATCCCTCACAATTGCACGCATATGAATGGGATTGTTCCCAGGATTTGGAAAAGCCGTTGAATCCCCAATGAACCTTCGATTGTGATGAAAGCTGACATTGTTCGCTTCTCCACGGACAGCTTTGTTGATTCGAGATGGTCCCAAGCCAGCTACTGTGAGTGGACCTGTGGAGTTGTCCAGTGAATAATCCCCAAGTCCATTAAGACGTGCTCGTTTTCGAAGTGAGGTTGGATAGCTTTGAACAGGTTGCCAACCTGGGTTTTGGAATGCTCCTTCACCGCCATAAGCCCAAGTCCATCCTCCAAGTCCTTCAATAGCAATTCCTCCTTGGGGCTGAGATGGATCAGAAGCAACATCATCAGCTACCAGAAAAGTTCTAGATTTCAGAACTTTCAATCGTCTCCTGACACATACTTGTGCGTGAGCAGTGATTTCGAACTGAGCCAACCATCTGTTTTCGGACGCATTTGCTGCATTGTCTAGCAGTTGTTGGGTATCCAGAGTAAGGCGAACCTTTCTGTTGAAGTAGTTCTTCATCTCCAACAGGCGGCCGTATCGAACTGGTTGGAGAGCTTCTTCTGGATTCATCAACGGAACATCAGGATCAAGTCGAGATGGATCAGGAAGAGTGCTTCCGTCTTCAACCATCAATGTTTCCAAAGTCCTAACAATCGCAGCGCGTTGAGCTACAGTCTTTGCTCTGAAAATCAAAATGAATGGCACTACCAAATCAGCGACTGTGTAGAGAGCGAATCCATCGCCAGATCCATCACCTAGCGGGTATTTCTGTTTTCCGTACTGATCGAGAAGTTTTGGATCTCCACCACCCCAAGTGTTCTCAATGATACGTGGACCAAACGCTGCTGCTTCATAGACAGGCCGATCAGGGAGTACTGCAGCTGCTGGAAGTGCTCCACCAGAACTCATCGCTCGATTCTCAAATCCAGCCCAGGTTGCGTAAACAGCTTCAATCTTGAACTTCTCTGCTGACTTAGGAAGATCGAAAACTTGATCTTGGATGAAAGTAGCCAGTGCGGTAGCCATGGCACTACGACAATCCGTTGTTGCCTTCAGCGGGTATTCTTGAGCCAGAGCAACCATTTACTCGTTCTTTTTTAGCTCAGATTCGATGTTCTTTACATACGCATCAAAGATCTTTGGATGAGCCCGATCGAGAACTTTCAATCCTTCTCGGGCTTTCTCCGCTGCTGTCTTTGAGATAGCAAAAGCGATTCTTGTAGCCTTCTTAACATCAGTCTCTCCAAGTTTCTGACGAATCCAATGTACCAATGGTACAATCGGAATTGGTGCTTCGCGCCTTCCGTCTTCGATAACCGCTGCTTTGACTCCATCAGTTGAGTAGAAGATTCCACCATCTGAAGTCATTTCGTGCTTCCAAGAATTCGCATAAGCACCAGTATTGATCGGAGTTCTGTAATTGCCAGATGAGTTACCTCCACGAATCGACCATTGGATCCAACGTTGAGCATCGACTTCGAGTGTACGTCGAACAGCCCTCATTGCAGCTTTACGATCTTTCTCAGCAACCTTTCGGAGTTCCGCCGGGATGTCTTTAAAAGCAATGACTTTCTCAACCATCTACATCACCACCTGATCCGATGACTGACGTATCACCTTCTCGCCCTCGTTCACCATCCGCACGATTGAGATTCACACTCCATTGAAATGCATCAGCTTTTCGATATGGCTTACTCGACACATGGTACCGATGCCGAACTGATCGAAGTTCTTGTGGTTCTTCACAACCTTCAAAACCAGGAGTGACATATCCAGACTTTCGGTCTTCTTGGACTTCCCAGAAGAACTCAATTCCTCGTTTCAGATTGTCTGGCTGATCAAGATCTCGAAATGGAAACTCCAGACCCATCAAAAGATCTTCAGAGAGACGAGATGAGATCTGATCAACAGAAAGTGTTCCTCGTTCTGTTAGACCAACCGAATCTTGGTTTTTCCCTATCCCTGTTAGAGCTCCTACACGAGGCGTAGGAAGGAGTTCTATTTCTCTAGCTAAGAAGGGTCTACCAACGCCAACAGACGCAAGGTGAGCAGGCTGGCCAGTGTGGGGGTCAATGATGTCTGGATCTCTAGTTACGGTTTCAAGATCGGTTTCGTTGACATCGGCCCAGACGTTTTCTTGCACCATCCCATCTTCGTTTTCATCAACAGACCAACCGATCCAAACAAGCTTTACCCTGTAAGGACGAAGTCCGAAGTCGGTGTAGAGCTGACGAGCATCATCTACACACTCGGTGAGACAGTCCACCAAAGACATGTCACCCAACGGTCGGAGATTTGTTTTTGCCATTTAGGGACCTGCTACAGGAATGTTGATTCCAGGACCACCGAAGAAACCGCTTTGGAATCTCTCTGAGAACTTGTTGATCGGAACACCGAGATCATCAGCTAGACGTTTCGCCCAGCGGTTGTATTCCTTCTCCAGAAGGTCTTGTTCAACAGGTTCCTCGTTGCTGTTTCGAAGAGTGATCTCTCCTAGTTTCTGCACCTTTAGACGTTTGAGAGCATCAACCATCTGAGCTTCAATCGAATCTAAGATCGCTAGATACTTGAGAATCTTTCCGACTGCTTCCGGGATGAGCCGGTCCATAGCTGTTTCAACCAAGAATTGAGCTTGTCCAGCTCCTGGAAAACCAAGTGCAATTGAACTTACAGGTTCGGTATTCAAGTACCCGAGATGGTGTCGAACCCTACAACGATCTGGCTCGGACAGACGAACTGCCATGTTTTCCTCCCCCGAGCCAGGGAAACTCTAGACTCGGAACTCTTCCAACTGTACGCCCTGAGCTATGAGACCTTCAATGTCGTAGTCGCGGTTGGTGATCAACTTGCCTCGCTTCAGTTCGAAAGTTGAAGCACCTCGAGCTAGTGGGCCTGGTGAACTGATAACTCTGTACACAGTTGGTTTTGCCTTCTGTTGCTCCTCATCAGTCGCTTTCGGGACATCGACTGTCACCTTTTTGATTTGTGGAACTTCATATCGAAGCCGCTCAACCACCTTCTTAGCTGCTTCCTGATTCGCACTGTCACTAGCTACAGTTCTCTCTTTTGTTTCTTCAACCTGAGCGTTCAGCTCTCTTGGATCGCCTTTGTCATCAACAAAAACTACACCATCCAGTTCTTCTGGTTTCTCAGGTGGTGCTTTTACAACTTGGCTACCTTTTGGTTCAGAAAGAGATTGATTCTTCTTTGGACGTCCACGACGACGTTTTGGCGTTTCTTCTGTCATTTGATTCTCCGGTTTTCCGGTTGGAAAAAGAATTGAGGGCCCGGGTTTGATAAAGCGTTCATAACGCACACAGCTATAACCCCGCAGGAGGGATCCACAAAAGGATAAGAACCAATATCCCGGACCCTCGTAAACCTAGAGACCTGAGTCCCTAGTACCGCACGAAGGCGTAGGTGGGAGCGAACTCCCGAAACCTCCCATATTGGGAGGTGCAATCGGACCTGAGTCCGAAAGATTAAGAACCGTGTTGAACGACAACAGCTCGTTTGTAGTCAGCTGGTGAGGTCAAGACAGTTGAATCCGTAGGCAGAGGCCAGTCACCAGAGAACGACCAAGCAGCCGAAGTCTGTTGCTGGAGCCGATCCAACGGAGCACGAAGGATGAGACGAATTCGCTCCGTCATGATCTGGATGCCGTTGTTCACAACAGCGAACTCGCCGATTTTACCGATGATTCCAGCTTCAGAGATGTATTTGCTCTCATCGAGGTATTTCTCTTCCAGGTAACCAGTTCCGGTGAAGAGAGGTCGGTGGATCTCAACTGCAGACCCAGCAGCTGGAGTGTTGAAGATCTCCGGAGCAAAGGTGTTTCCGAACTGAGGATCCTGATCGACTGTCGCACTCAAAGGAGCTTCGGTGTTCCTGTAGAACGTGGTTCCTGCAATAGAAGCAAGGGCGAAGTCACGATAGTGAACGTAATCAGGAATCGATTGGTTCAGACGTTGGAACTCGTTGTCACCAAAGATCTGACTTTCGGAAGTCGGATCCAAGTGGCAGTGATAGGTGCCATCCTCGTGAGCCGGAACATTGTTTCGCCTCAACTGAGCAATCGAAGCACGAATGTCAGCCATGGTGAACTGATCCGAGCTAGCGATACCGTCAATCGAAACTGAACCGCCTGAGTTGATGACCTGAGAACGATTCCCAGCAAGAACGATGTCTCGATCTGCGAGACCCGCATGGGCCACATCCAGGGTCAGAGTACCACCGTGAATTTCATCACCAGCAGTCGTAGGAGTTGCAGCGATTACATTTCGTGTAATCGGAACACCACCAGAGATAATCGTGACCTGGAGAGGAGCAGCTGCTGAGACCGGGACTGGCCGTCCACCAGAGATGACTCGGGCGAAACCATTCAGAGAAACAACAGGAACAGCGACTCCACCACCAACAGCACCATCAACAACAGTATTTCCAGCCGTATAGGCGTTGAACACTTTGTCACGAACTGTTCGGTTGAGAGATTGGCCAGAGTGGAGGCCAAGTTGATGCATGTTTCGCAAATAGACTGAAGCCAACGAAACATAGCTGGTCGGCATGTGGGTATCGATAGCAGAACCATATTGCTTGGCTTCTGCTTCCCATTGCTCAATGTCATAACCACTCGGAGTAGGATCTTGATTCTGATCAAGAGGCCGAGTGGTCGGACGCATCAAACCAGTACGAGTAAAGGTCTGATTTGCACCGAGATTGACCGGCCACATTTCAGGTGCTGCTTCGCCTCGATACAGGAGGCGTGGAAAGAGCGCATCACGGAAGACACGCACGAGAGTACGGTCTTGGATCGCACTCACGACGGTTGGGTTAAACGCTACAACAAAGTTAGCACCGACAGTTGACTCGGCCATTTCAATCTCCCTCTACACGGCAACTTACACAAAGCACCGTATTTGGTTCAAGCCAGCCCAGCTCTGAACCCATATTTGTCTTGCGTGTGTTTGTTAAAATCACGCTGATTCATGGTTAGCGCATCAGGAGCTTCCTGTGTGTTTGTCCCTGGATCCACAGGCTTAGGTGCACCCTGGGGAGGAAGATTCTGGGCTTGGTTTTGGTTATTTCCTACTGCTTCTTGATTTTGAACCTGATCTGAAACTGGCTTTGGTCCAGCCGATACGGATTCTTCGACAAACAAATGACGATTCGAAGAATCCTTTTTCAAGCCTTCGAAATAAGAACCCGGATCAATTTCCGCATCTTCTGGAGAACTTTTCACAAATTGTTTGAAGAGATGTACCGCGTAGTCATGATCTCTGAGACCAGCTTTCGTCGCTTCAGTCCTGATTTCATATTCAATCTGAAGGTTCTGAAAGCTTCTTTGTTCAGAAACAAGTTCACGACGAGATTTCGTAAGCTCTGTCTGCAGTTGGTGGATCTTGGCGTTCAATTCACCATTTTTTTCTTCAAGAGCTTTCGACCGACCTTCCAGACGCTCACTCACAGATTTCGATTCTTCTTGAACTTTCAACATTTCGTCGATTTTTGCGTTGAAAGCTTCATCGTCATTGGGATCAATTCCTAAAGCTTCAGCAACAGGCTTCATCTTTTTTCGAAACTCTCGACGAGCTCGAGAAACGATTTGATCTTCAATGGATCGTTTACGCTGAGATGTCTTTTTCTTCGGTGGCTGGGCCATGTTGGTCCTCTTCGCTTTCACAGACGTGGGCTTTTTCTCTTCTTTGGCTTCTGGCTTTTCTTCAGAAGATTTCGCTTCCGGGGTTACTGGTTGAGCTTCTGCCTCTTTTGGAGGTTCAGCCGAAACCATAGGATCCTTAGGAGGTTCCTGAGAATCGGAAGCGACAATCTGAACTTGACCTTCGACGGGTTTTCCGTTTTCAAACATCAAATTCTCCTTTGATTTTAGTCACGTTGACCAAGAACACGATCAAGAGCGCTCAAGGTGTCAGTTGATTGGGCATACCAAGCATCAAGATCAGTAATTGCATCAGATGCATTGAATCGAAGCCTGGTTGATCCGGGACCATCCCACATCGCTTGACCAGATCGAGGAGCTGATGTGTCACGAGCATCAATCACCAATTCAAGACGGCCGGTGAAAGTTCCCGCGTTAGCTACAAGATCCAACAAGCAAGATGGAGCAGAGGCCAAATTCAAAGTGTTTCCAGCGCCGTCGGGATCCAGAGCGGTTTCATCCGCTGCTGTACCTGATACCAAGCGAGCAAGAACATCCCCCATGCAAAGCTCACGACTCGCATCAGACATGCGCATGACAACGCCATTGTTAAGAGTTTCTCGAACAGTAGGATTTTCTGCAGACATTTTCTATTTTCCTTCCAATAGGATTTCTAATCTCCGGCCAGCATCATTTCAAGATCACCAGCCCCTTGAACACCAAGAGAGGTCCATTCAGAACCAGGTGATGGGCAAGACATCACCAACATTTCAGAGATTGTTAAGACTTGATCGACGCCAGCTGGAGATGTCAGACGGAACGTCAATGTTGCATTACGAGGTCGAAGATACAGCCAACGAAGGTTGGTAATCCCTGTACCAGCAAGGAGATCTTCAAAAGAAGCTGGTGAGTTGATCATTCTTGATCTGGGACCTGTGTCAACCTGACTTGTGTGAAGCAAATTCAAACTCACAACACCTTCACCACTTGGGAAAGGTGCGGTGGTTGGTTGAATAGGCCCGATGGTCATCGCACCCGAAATCTTTACTTGTTTCGGAACCGACATCTATCCACCGGCTTTTTGGAGGTTTTTCGCAGGAAGAGCATCGTGGGTCACAGGAATCTGATCTGTTCCGAACTTCTGTGCTTCCGAGAGGCCTTCCGATCCATCTTTGTAACCGCCAAGGTATTCATCTTTTCGTTCGGAATCTTGCTGAGTGGGCTTATTCTGAGTGTTGTCTTGAGCCATGTCGTTTCCTCTTAGTACGGGTTTCCGTTTTTCTTTTCTTCCGAACCGTTCTCTTTCTTTTCTGAACCATTGCCGGGCCCATTAGATTTTGTCTCTTTGATCTCCGGACCATTGTCAGCAGAGGCTGAACCAGCATTTGTGGCGTTTGCCCCATGCTCTTTGTAACTTGCACAAGTACACATGGAGCCAGGTCCACCACACTGACCACAATAAGAAGGCATCGAACCAGGTGCGTTATGTTTCATCGCAGCATCTCTCGGGGTTGGCATAGTTAAGGTTCTACCAGTCGAACGGAATTCGTTACAAGTCCCGAGCTATTTCAGATTCTTGTAAGGTTTTGAATCTGAAACTCGTGCATCGCCTTCATTGGATGCGTCTTCAAGTCCACCGGACTGTTCTCTCTGTTGTTTCAACACACGGGCCGCGTCTTCAGCCATGACGTTTTCAGACTCAAAAGGTGTGTCAGGAATAGGAGTTGAACTCTTTTTCGGTTGATCCATTTTTAGAACGTATCACTGGATAGTTACGCCATGCCACCATCCAACGCTTCACACGTTGCTGTGCCTACTCCCACTGCGGTGTATCGAACACGAATTTGATTCACAGGATGTTGAATTTGTTGAATCAATTCAGTCCCAGCCGTTACCGCAACTCCAGGAGCAATTACTTGTTCGCTACCATCTTGGGCAACTCGAATGAAATCAGCATTTCCGTTGACAGTGGCTCGGACGAAATACACCGAAACTGTGTGACCATCTCTCGGGCGATAATCTCGGAATTCGTCCGAGCCAGCTCCTGTGAATCCGAGAGTACCGAGAGTCCCCGGAGTATCGCGTGCTGGAAGCGTCATTAGATTTCACCCATATCCATCTCTTCTTCGGCTAGCTCTTCTTCATCTTCAGGACCTGGATTTGATTCGCCTTTACGGGCTTCTGCCAGTCCGATGGCAACAGCTTGCTTATGTTCTGGAGTACCAGCAGCCGGGTGACCCTTTTCACGCATGTGCTTAGAGATAGTCTTCTCAGCTTTTTCCTTTTGACCTTCGGAGAGTTCGGGATATTCAGGATTCAGATACTGAGTTGCTTCTTGGAGAGAAACCTTTGCCCTATCGATCATTGCAGCGTCTTCCAGAGAAACTGCTTCTCCGAGTTCATTCACTGCAGCAGCGATCTCAGGTTCATTTTCTTCAAGCCATCCGGAGAGTTCTTCCAATTCCTCTGGCTCTACTTCTTCACCTTCTTCGATCCCATCATTCCAAAGTCGGTTTTTACCCTCGACTTCTTCTCCTTCGGATTCTTCCTCCATGAGATTCTCTTCGCCCGGGTTTTCCTCTTCTGGAGTCATGGCGTTTTGGGTGGCTCCGTTTGCCCAATTTCGAAGAACATTTGGTGGCATTGGCATTTTATTTCTCCCTGATAGCTAAGACTGCTGATACCTTCGCTAATCTACAGACGATTCGAAGCCTGGCGCAAGAGTTGATGGATCCTTCACAGATTTCTCGATCAAACTTCTTGTGATTCGACCATTGAAGAATTCAAATCTCAGAGTCCCGTAAATATTGTTTTTTGCACATGCGCGGATCTGACGTGCAGCTGCTCGCACCCACAGCTCGATCTCATCGAGAGAAGGGTTGTCGGCTGGTTGTTCCATAAGTTCTATCTAGCCGGTTTACCAGGACGATGGCCAGGTGGGATCTCAACTCCTGCTTTCTTTCGCCATCTTGTGGGAGGTGCTGTATTGAGTTCGGCTCGCGTCAATGGGCGCTCACCAGAAGTTTCTTCCCATGATGGATCCCACGGAATCACAACAGCTCTGTCATTCGGTCTGTTTGGAGGATGTTGGTATTCTGTCACGACCCAAGAACCAGCTCGTTTGTGCTTCCACCGAAACGGTTCATCGATTGGAACTGTCTGACCATGGAGAACAAAAGAGTCATCACCAGTTCGATTGTCTAAAGTCTCGATCAATCGTTTGTAGAGTTTCTTCTCTCCAAGCTCTTCCGAGGTTCGCTTCATCGCATCGTATTTTGACCGGCCATGAGCAAATGCTGTTTCGGTCCGAACAATTCTCTCAGCTCTCCATCTTTCTTGTTCCAGGATGCCGGTTTTCCCCATCACTTCCTGGATGATGTCATTGGTTGGCTTACCAGCCATTGAACCAACAGACATAGCTTGCTCGATGTCCTGAATGGCCTGATTACTCCAAACAGACGAAGCAAGACTATAGCGACGGAGTAGCGACGAAGTTGTATCTTTCACAAGACCTTTAAGTTGAGCAGCAGTTTCAATTTGAAGGACTGGAACGTTCCCCGTGAAATGTTTCTCCAACTTCTTGAACTCATCAATTCCGTGTCGAGCACCCATTTCAGAAGCAGACTTTGATATGTCTTTGAGATGACTATTCAAATTCTTTCCAAGAGATTCTGTAACCGCATCTACTTGGGCAATCATCGCTCTCAATTGGAGTGCTGTTGGCGTTGTTGCAGAACTACCACCAGCCTGGAGGAGACGATCATACAAGTCAGCTTTAGCTTCTTTATACAAAGATTCCAGGCCTTTAACACCATTCTTTCGAACGTGTCTCTGGAGTTGATTCAGATGAAGTTCAAATAACCTCTTGGTAAAAGGATCAGCCATTGGTGTTAAAGCGATTTAACATCACAATCCAACTGGACCACCTGAGGAGTTTCCTTTAGTACTGATTCGGCTCGGTCTTCCTTGTTGGCGTACCATTCCTGACGGTGTCGAATGAACTCGGTGAATGTGATCATCAATAGATTCAGCCGAGAGAGACATCGCATCAACACCGTTTGATTTATCAATCCCTGCTTCTTTAGCCGAATCTGGAATCTGCGCCATCATTCGTTCATACGGATCCCCATCAGGATCAGCTTTCACCAAACAACAAGTTCGAGGAATCGGTTCTATTGGTTGAGGTGCTGGATGGTAATTGCCGACAAAGCCAGTCGATTGTTGAATCATCATTGGTTGTGGAGGTGGAGAATAGAACACAGCTCCTTGTGGTTGTGCTTGTGGAACTGGCTGTTGGTATGTCGGTTGAACTTGTTGCTGTGGTTGAACAGGTTCTTCGTTTCTCCTCACTTCTGTGAAGTCGAAATCTTCTTCTTGTTCTTCAACAGCCCATGATTTGAATTTGTTCATATGAGTTCCTCACCTTCTGGACGTGGAATTGGAGAGGTAGGCCATCCCATTCCAGCTTCTTCTAAATTAGCCATCACATCAGCTTTGCGCTTTTTGCTTTCTTCCTTCACTCGCCGTAACAGACCTTCTTCATCTTCAATATCCAGGATGTGAGCTACTTTGCTGACTGCCGTGTCCAGGTCAATCAATCCAGCTCCATAAGCTGTAGCAACAACACCAATTTGCGTCTGAACATCTGTAGGAGTAGGCGAGAAGTAAGGACCCCAAGACAATGCTACCTGAGAACCTTCTCCGGGTACTGGAAACACTTTGAGCTTTTGAACACCCATCTCAGCTTCTGGATTCTCGGGATCTGAATCCATCTCAACAATCTTCGGAGGCAAATCAAACTTAGGTTTCGCATTTCCTTCATATCGAAGCGGATCCGACCAAATCCGACCCAACTTCAACAGTAGGTCAACAAGAACCTCAATCGCTTGACCATACTGCTCTCGTAACCTGTCAGCTTTCTCGAGCATCGGTTGATAAAGAAACTCAATTGCTAAAGCAGACTGTGCTGAACCAGCCATCGTCTGAGGATCAGCAAGAACAACCTGAGCTCGATCCATTGCAGCTTGTTTCAAGTCTTTGACGAATTCTCTTGCTGCTGTGATTCCCGATGCAGATATCTCCAAGTAGTTGGCTGATCCACCCATTCCAACATTCAAAGAATTTTCAGATCCTTTGTGGATAGGAACTCCTGCCGACATGAGTTTCTTATCAATCGAAAGGACAACTGTAGGATCCTGATTGGCTAACAACCCCTTGTTCGATTGAGCCAGTTGCCGATCGATTGTGTCGAAGATCTGATAGACACCTTCGCAATCGGCAACGCCATCGATTTCTTCTTCACATGGAAGGTTCTGAATCCAGACTCCAGGGAATTCTCCCAATCTATGCTGGTAGCTTTGGTGTTCATCAATCTCCATCTCAGGAAGTTTGTTGTTCACAATCTCAGCCGGTTTGAAAATGACGTCACACTCAGCATCTATAATCCTTCGATAGAGATAAGGACAGTTCTTCATTGTTCCAGTCGGAGCACCTGTCTTCGGATCTACTTCATCCTTTTCCACGTAATAGATGTACTGGATGAGAACTCCAGCAGGTATCTTGAGATCTGGATCTTCCCAAACGATGTCTTGAATCGTCTTGGGACTATGAGCTTTGAACGAGAAACGACCATTCCTCAACTGAACTGTGATCAAAGAAGAGCCCATCGAACCGCCATAGGTTCGGGAGTTGTACATAGTTCTCCAAAACCGTGTCTTCTTGAATACGGCTTGGACGAAGTCGTTGGATTCTTGATCATCTTCAATCGTGACTTTGGGTAGACGCTTCTTCGAGAAGAGGAGGCCTGTGAACCGATCCACAACCGTTCCGGTCAAACGAAGAGGTGCTGTTGGTCGCTTTTGACCAACCATGGTCTTGTCGGCTGGTTTGGTGAAACCTAACGGTTTAGTGGCATCAGGAGAAATCGTCTCTAATTGATCTGCGGAGAATCCATCCCATCCGGTTTGGTGGTGAGCATATTCAAGACCTTTGTAGAAAGCATCCAATCGATCCAAAGTTCGGAGCCTAGTCGTTTGCCCTAAGATCGCATTGTTGTAGAGGTATTGGCGAACCTCCAACGCTCTCGGAAATTCTTGACCACCAAAAGACATATCGATTCCAGCCATTGTCTTGACCCTACTTCTTCTTAGATTTTTTGCCTACACGTTCAGGTAGTTTAGAGATGTTCGGAGTAGATCTTGCCCACTCTCGAACTTGTTCTTCGGTGATGCCTTTTTTCTTGGCTCCTTTGGAGAATAGAAAGCGAAGTTGAGCTTTCGACTTGGCAGGCATAGAGCCAATACTATACGGAATTTCGGCTCATTCGCATTTGGGTCGAAATCACTGCGGAAATCTGTTTCTTCATCCATTTGTCGAATTGCTCAGGTGTTCGAAATCCAAGGATGAGGTCCTTCAAGGTGAAAGCCATTTTCAAGCGTTCTGGAGGATTAGAAAAACCTTCTTGGATCTCCAAGTCATTTCTCCATTGACCACAAGGCTGAGGTTTCAAAAAGATTCTCTGATCTCTAGTTCGGTAGCGAGCTGGTCCTACCATGGGATGAGCATCGAGATCAGAAGCTGAATACCAGGTGAAACCATAATATTCCATGATCTTTTTCCAGACCTCAGGTTTCTTAGCAGCTTCCTGCATCTGGTCTTGTTCGATCTGAGCAACATCGTAGGGATCAATTCGAGGAGTGTGCCTCTGTTCTGGAATTCCATCTTGAACAGCTCTCCAAGTCTTGTAGATTTTCCGATCCATCTCCTCCCGTTGTTTGGGAGTCAGTCGAATCTGACGAGGATCATCCAAGACTTCTACATCCGAACGTCTTACTAGAGGTGCTTCAGAAGTCTGTGATTTCGATTCAGCCATGTCGTCCGAAACCTGCCCCTATCAACTGATCAACAATCTTCTGTTCACCAGGTAGGATTTGCGGTGGCTCAGGAATTTCAAGTGACGATTTCGCTCTTAAGACATCGGGGTTCTTGGTTTTCTCGAGAATCTCATCAATCGTCTGTTGGATCTTCTCGTCAGCTTCTTCGTCAGACAGTTCCAATCCTTCAGCTTTGAAAGACTTCTGCAGAGAGCGTCGTAATAGCTTCAAGAGAGATTCTTTCTTCCTCTCTTCTGGATTCTCAGGAAATTCGACCGCGACCACAGTTCCAATCGGAAGCCCGTGGTTTGTACCTTCGACAGTCCAGGAACCCGAACCTAGTTCCAATTTCCATCCTGGCGGAATCGCTTCTTGCGTACCGTCATCTAGCGTACACAACCAGTACCGATTGCCGGTGTCATCCAATTCAAGCTCATACTTCATCAACTAACTCCTTTGATCGGAAGGCCATTGGCAGTAGCCACACCGCGAGATGATTCATACCAAACCACACGAAAAGAGGAAGGAATAATTTCATACCCCATCTTTTTCATGTCACTCCGAAGTCTGGTTCTGGCGAAGTCTTCTAGCACTTCCCGATTACCTACTTCGTTGTAAGTGACCGGCAAATCGAACGTTTTAATCTGAAACATCAGCTAGCCCTTTGATTTACAAATGGTTGGACGCTATCTCGAGCACGTTGCAGATAGCTAGAAGCAAGATCGATCAAAAAGGAAACGTCATTTGGATCGTTGGCAATTTCTGCACTCTCAACAAGTCGTTCAGCTACCGCCAAATCCCGCGTCCATGGTTTTTCTACGTCTTCTGAAATCTCTGTTTCCATAGGAGACGATAATGCTGTTCGGGCCTTGTCTGCTTCTGAAACACCGATTTCTTCGTGGTACGAATCGTGTGTCTGTAGTTGAAGGTTTTCTATTTCTCCCCAACAAGACTCAGAACACCAATGGCAGTCCTCGTTATCTGTCTCGAACTCATCCCCACAGTTCACACACGTCTTCTCCATCATGCGGTTCCTTCTCTTTCGATGACTGTGAGGATCTCATCAGCTTCCACTTCGAAAACATTAGCCGAATTCAATTCTCGTAACCGGATCTGATTCACAATCCGAACAGTACCATCACGATCTCTTGTAGCGTATTCCCGAAGCTTCTCCAAAGAATTCTCCGAAGCGAGGACACGGCAGTTTCCAATCTTTTCACCAGTATCGTGACGAATGGCTCGAACTGCGTCTTCAATGAGCGAGTACCGAAGATTGGTTGAGGTAGTGCCTTCAAATGACAGACCCAACGGTCCAACGATGACAACAGCATCCTGATCGTCATTCACAGCAACTGAGAACTTGGTTTGTTCTTTCTCTAGAACATCTTCGAGGCCAAACGCAACATCTGATAGCGAATCATCAACCGATGCTAAGTATGTGAAAGACTTATATTCTTCGTTGATCGGAAGTGTTATTGTGTACGGTTCATCTTCGGTTGTCGGGACAGTCAAAATCTCAACTTGAGAACTTTGAGCACGGTTTAGATTAACGATGTCTCCACGGACGTAATCACTCATTGATCAACACCTACATCATTTTTTGTTGTTGATCACCAGACGTAGCGGAGGACGATTCGGAACATTCAGAATTCTTTTACACTCTTTGCAAGACACACTGAACTGAGCAGGTTTCTTCGTAATGCGACGGACAACCATCTCGCTTTCGCAGAATTCGCACACCGCTTTGAAAGAAACTCCAGTGATGCGAGTCGGGAAATCCGCATCTATCGGGTACCAATATCCATAAAGAAAACCACTTGTTGAAATGCCAATAGCATCTATCGACACGTTCTCAAATCTTGCTTTGCTACCGCCTTTTTCTCGGATGGAGAATGCTATCCCACTCTCAAAAACAAGAAGTTCGAAATCCGATTTGGAGTATGAGTCCATCTCTTTCTCTAGAGAGATGATACATGGGTTTTGTAATTCACAATGTAGGAAAGTGTGGATTTGGACATCGGGTACATGTAAAGGATTTCCTTGTAAGAGGAACCCTCTTCCCTCAACTTGCGAATTTCACGGATATCTTCAGGGGTCCACATGGAGTTGGCCATTCCCGCTTTGAGAGCATGTTTTCTTACCGAGTTCATACGCATCCAATAAAGCTAGGCTCATTTGCCCACCTGGTTTCAATGGAGATGCAGCGAATCGAACGCTGGTCCAGCCTGGTCCCTTTCAGGATTTCATCAGACTGTCGAACCCTTCTCATCCCCGATATCGGTCTCTCCCGATCGTCACACAACTGATGAACATCGCAGTCGGAACCACAATGCCACCTGACTGGTATCGGGGCTTCAGCATGTGTCTCATCCCCCTGTATACGCCAGTCTCGCAGGCTTCTCCGTCGCAACCCGGACCACCAGTACTCCTTTTACGACCCTCCGTCACGTTTGCGTGCACAACCTATAAAAGATCAAATTAGTGTTAGCGGACTGTCAAGTCTCCAATTTGGACATCGTGGAAAGCCATTCCGCCGTAGAGTTCAATACCTTGCCTGGCGAACCACAAAGCCATTACACCGTCCGATGTAGCTGCAATGGGGTGATGGCGAAGTTCTTGGGCTAAACGCGCCCAGTGGCCAGCTGGTGGTGCCTCATCAGGAGTCACATTCTCATACTCGGATAGGGGAAACGCCCAACCCTTTTTCGAGAATTCGACCTCAAGTCCGGGGAGACCTTTCTCTAGATCCGACTTTCTACCACCTGTAGTGGTAGTGGCTTCGATCTTAACCCAATACGGAAACCGAGACTTGTCATCAGAGATCCAATCCAGGAGAGCCTCTTGGTAAGCGTTGTCTTCAACCATGATAACCATCGGGCTGAAGAGTTCATCAACAATACGGATTTGCTCAGCCGTCTCAGATGACCTCCAGGCACCATATCGAATGTCTATGGGATATCGACGTCTTGTCTTCGGATCGACTGCAACCGTGGCAATGGTGTTACCAGGACGCTTCTTAGATGAGAGGTCGACTCCTGTGAACTTGGGCCAGTTCGATCGTTGAATCTCTCCAAGAGTGATCCCAGGGACTTCGCATTGGGAGAAGCTCGGGAATGTTGCTTCATCATCAGAGAATGCCTTGAGTCTGAATCCGCGTTCGAATGCTCTTGGTTCTTGGGAGTATCTCTTCCGGAGTGATTCTTCTGACCAGTGTTCAACCCATAGAGGAATCGACTTGAGACGGATTGGAATTGACACCTAGTCCTCCAGTTGTTTGATGATTGGTAGACCTCTGGTTTTGCGGATTTCATTGATCTCGGGTGGACTGAAGCCACCATCGAGAGTTTCAGCTGCGTGTCTGATTCGAGCTTCAAGGAGCTTCATACGCTTCGCCCATCGATCACGTTCTTTTCCAACTTCTACTTTCTGCTGTTCGAGGTCACGAATTCTCGATCTGAGAAGTTTAATGTCTTCCCGATACCACTCATCTCGTAGTCGATTCGCATATTGTTTGACCGGATCCGGTTGCTCGAACAGCCATTCTTCAGGAGGAGTCTTGTCTGAAGTCACTTCTTATCTTTAGTCGTAAAACAATGCTTCCGACAAGACTTTTGTAGCTTCTGAATCACTTTACCTTGTTCATGGATGATGTTCTGGAGGCGGATGATCGCCCATGACCATGCTTCAACATTCAAGATGAGATCATCCTCATGCACCGTTATCAACGAACCAGAATCTTTGTTTTGGATTTTCACCGCAGCCAGGTGTTGGCGGATGAGGAGGAGGTCCACCAACTGACCTTCGATCGTGCATGAGATGGTTGTTACGAACTCTTTACTTTTCTTAGTAGCTGAACGAACAACGCGACAATCGGCCGATGCCATGGCAGGTACGAGGAATAGGGCGATTGCTAACAGGAAACTTTTCATATCTCATTCCGGAGAACCCCTTAGAACAGATCCAAGTAAGTCTCTAGATTGAAGATACGTCAGGAGCTAGGTTCCTGCCAAACTACTCAGATTCTCCAACCTCGTGGACAACTTCTCTCTCGTAATAGGTGAATTTCTCGGAATTGAATTGTCGGAGGGTTCCGTTTTCCGCAAGACGCCATCTAAACAACAATCCACCGATATTCGGAGAACCTCTCATCGAGCGACCAAACGCAGATCCTCCCCCTTGGAAGGTCGGGCACATAAATGCGTGGATACCTCTCTCGTGAATATGACAGTACTGATGCCAGTGGCCAGCCACCATGATCTTTGGCTTCTCACCCGGCATGTACCCTTCTAGTTTTTTCTGGAGGGCATAACTTCGAGCGTAACTCCCTCCACCTCGTGGGTGCCACAAATGTACTCGAACGCCGTATATATTGAGGAAAGCTCCTCGTTGGCCGTAGAAGTGAATATCGTTTCGTCCACGACGCCTAAAGGTCCCTTCGATATAGTGACCAACATTGACTCCGGTCCGGTCCCAGAACGTGTCGTCATGATTGCCAGTGATGCAGTGATACGATAAACCCTTGTGTTTGGGTAGATTCTTGAAAAGGTCACGAACTTGATCCTCTAAACCGTAATGAGTGAGTTCGAACTCACCGTGTCGATAACAACCATCGATCACATCTCCAGGATGAAGAATGATTCGAGCACCAGCTTCGTACATCTTCTTCACTGCGTCTTTGATGTGACCACGAAGGCAGTACTTCGATCCGTAGTGGGTATCGGAAATAACACCTACAACAACTTCTTTACCGACCACAGGAGAAATATCGTTCTTGTGGAAAAGATTTTGTTCGTCATCAATAGATTGGACTCGAGCACCAACATGATCGTTTTCTACATGAATGCTTAAACCACCATCCCTAGCTTCTTGGATCAGTTTCCGCATGATCTTCGGTGACACATCCATACGATCGCAGAGTTCTTCGAATGCTTGAGGTCGTGTTGAAGCCAGCTGCCACAGTTTCAGTATTTGTGGGTTTTTGGTCGGAGCTTCATCTGGAATCTTTGTCTTGATGGGACGTTCAACTTTTCGACGATTATTAGGAGATTTACCTTTGCAAGAATTACATACGTTTCTATATTTCTGAGCCCCATCTTTTCTTTTTCCGTTCAAAGCCATCTGTCTGACTTTGCCGCATTTGCCGCATTTTTTCCGTTTCATAAGCAGTCCTATTCGTCTTCATCTTGAAGACTCTCCAATCCTGTCGGAAGACCATGCATCTTCGGATTCACATAAGCCCCCACAAGATCACCAGTTTCCATCATCCGATCAACAAAGTTAAGTCGGATCATTTCCGTAGGTGTGAAGATCGTATCTTGAGAACAAAGAGCTTGAATATGAGAGAGTTTGATACCTTCAATCCCTCTCGATGGAAGAATTCGCTTTGAACCATCTGGGATTTTCGAATTCAAAATCTCAGCTGCTTCGTGGATGTCAACTTTGTACTCCCCTTTACCATCCACCTCTTTGATACGTTCCAAATAAATACTGTACATCTTTGGCAAGATCACATCTTTTTCGTACTGTATCCAGTTGATAGCTGATCTTGGGATACCTCCAAATCCACTGGTCCCATCGTGAATCATGTAATAGCCGTTCGGTGCAATGATGCGCAGATCGGCTGCTTGGAAAATCAAACTCGTCATGGAACGAGCATGAGACATGTTAATGATCGTTATATGACATTTTGACAAACGAATCGCATCGTAGATTGCCATTCCATGCTGCCAGTCACCACCAACGCTATTCATCACAACAGTAATAGGTTGATCAATGTTGCTATCAAGTAAGTGTAGGCTCTGAATCATCCGTCGTGCGGTGTTCCAATAGATCCCAGACTCACCCAAATGGTCTTCATCTTCACCATGATCGTATCCATGAATACCACCTAAGTAGATCGTCCTTGTTCGCGGGTAGACTCCATATTCGAACCAACGATCAATGTCTTCTTTAATGAGAGCAACAGCCATTACTTACCCTCTTCGTCACCAAACCAACCTTCTGCTGATGCGAGGAAGATCTCAGCAGCCTGGATTGAGAAGACAGCTGCGTTGCCTAGAGCGTCGGCAAGTTGGTCAGCTTTTTCTCCTTCTGGTGGATCCGTCATCACTTCACTAGTGATGTTCTTGGCGACAAGATCTTTGTAAATGTGCTGAGCCATTGCTAGTACGACAGCTTGGTGTTCATTTTTCATTACGTTCTTCCTTATCAGGACTTTTTACGTTTTGACCAGAAAATCATGAGGTCGGTGATGAAGACGACACCCCAGGAGCATGAGAGACCATACAAAAGAAGTAGAAATCCCGGTGATATAGGGAAGAAGTTGCTTGCCAACATGCTTATGAGAGACCCCAAGAAGGTTCCACCTACAATCTGTAGAGATTTAACAACCCACTTGGACCATGGAGATGGTTTAGGAATCACTACTTCAACTCCTCTCTAAGCGAGAACCAAAGCGAGGAGCCAAGCGAGGAGTAAAGCGAGGAGCCAAGCGAGGACCAAAGCGAGTCCTTAAGCGAGTCCTCAAGCGAGTCCTCAAGCGAGAACTCAAGCGAGTCCTCAAGCGAGTCCTCAAGCGAGAACCAAAGCGAGGAGCCAAGAGGTTTCATTTCAACCTTCTTCATTCTCCATTCACCTTCTTCAATGGAGTTCCTGGCTTACCTCGGTTGAGAGCACCCATCATCTTTTGAATCTCTCCGATGCTGTCTTTCAAAGCATTCTGCAAATCCGGTCTGGATTGAACCACTGAAGCAACTGTTTCTTGTTTTGGTTGCATCACCAACTCTCTAACTTCTGCAATGAGGAGCAAGAGAAGTTCTGGAACTGTACCACCGATCCCGTCGAGATTGAGAGAGAGTTTGCCAATCTTCGCCCATCGATCAACAACAGGTTCAGCCTTTTTCTCCTCTACAACGAGATCTTCTGTCTCTACCTTCTGTGGTTCTTTTTCTACGATCCACCTATTTCGATCGCTATCCGAAAGAAGAGGAGCTGGTTTCACATTTGGGTACTTCTCTTCAAACGTCGTCATTTTTCACCAATTCGCAAAGAGCATCACAGTTCTCTTTCCAGATGTCAGCAAGTTTCTTGTAGTGGCGACACATCGCACGAACCATAACTAGGTTACTTTCAACCTTCTTCGCTAGGTCAACTGGTTCGTGATCTGCGAAGCAGTGGGCAACAACTACCGCGTCGAAAGCTTCATGAACATCAATTGGAGATGCGAAGATCTCTTCTTGTAGATCGATCTTCTTTCTGTATCGTTGCACCAATTCTTTGATCGTCGGATCACCCAGGTACTGTTCGACACGTTCTTCGAATAGCTTCTCAAGTTCCTTCTTTCGAGTAGGAGAGAACTTTACAGTCGGAACGGTTGACCAGTTCTTGGATCCATTTCCTTTTGACATCTACATCAGCCTCCGTGAGAGCAGTGATAGCCCCTAATCGAACGATAGCAATAGATTCCGCGGCTAGGCCAGAAAAACCTGGGGTCATGAGCGATTTACCCCAATTCACCAAGATGGAAGTCTCCACCAGCCTGACAGCTTTGAAAACGCACGCTAGGCGGGTTTTGAAATCTACCTGGACTTGGGACAGCTTTCTGAATTCATGCTCGAGACCGGCTATTTTGCAGGCTCTCGCAGCGTTCTGCACCAGGGTGGTGAGATGGATACGAATCTCGTCGGTGTTCTCCATGTGTTAAATCGCTTTAACCTAGGCAGCTTCTGAGGATTCGTCGTCCTCATCAGGAACCTCTTCAGTCACCAACTTGTCAAAAAGACCAGCTATTTCCCGTCTGACTAGGAGTTCGTCACAACTCACACAGACGCCAGTAGTCATCAACGGACCATCACAGAGCGGACAAACCATATCTTTCGGTTTCCAATTGTCGAGCGCCCAGAAAGTTTCTGCTGTTGAGATCGGATCTCTTTCGGCTATCTGAACATGAGCTTTGCACAAGTACCGATAACGATTCCGGATCATGATTTTGGGTGGGTTGAATTGAGCTTTACAACCTGATGGCCATTCGCAGCCAACGCACTTGGTCATTTCAATTTCGAACTTATCACACTCTGAGCAGACACCAACGCAAGAAGTTCTCGATTGATGAAATCGCTGCCAGTGTCTTCAACCCATCAACAATCTCACGGAGTGGTTCATCAACCAGTTCAACAACCCAAGAAACGGTAGTCATAGCTCCAACCGTAGGTATACGACTTTGATTTCCGATCTCTTCAAGAGCACTCAAACGCCGTTGGTACACATCACTAAGTTTCAAGAACTTGTCTCGGAATGGAAGCTCTTGATCTGTCAATTGGAGAAGTTGATTGAGGAGCTTGTTGCAGTAGTCGACACCAATATAGATGCGAGTAAGTGCAGAACCTCGATCGCTAGGAGAAGCGAGGACAGCGATGGTTGCGGCTAATCCAGAGAGATCAGTTTCGGTGAGGATGAGATTCTCAAATAGTTCTTGTGCATTCGACATTCTACTTGACTAAAGAGCAGTTGTTGGATGGCGTTCATTTCTTCGGCTTGTTGTTCTTGTAGAAGCGATCATCTTGTTCTGGGTGAAACATCAGAGTCTCGTAAGCCATCATCGCCCGCAGCGCAATCAGCCCAAGATGGTGAACCTTAGACTCTTCATCGATGTCATTTCCCATCATGATTTTGTTGAAATGGCGTTCGATAGAAGCCAACTGAGCTGAGACTGACAACCCTTTTCCTTTAAGGAAATTCCAGTCGTCATACTTGCTGTTTGCTCCAAACGTAGCTCCTCTGACAACTTCACGGAGAGCAAATCGAGAAATCAGATCATACCGAAGTTTTCCCTCATCATACTGAACAGCTTGTTCGCCGGATGGCTTCTCCCACTTCCGTTCAGACTTCTTCTCTTTCACTTCTTCAAGCAGACCAGGTGTTGTTCGACTTCCCATTACCAATGTCATCACTCTCCCTCAAATAGATTCCGGAACTCTTCTAAAAAGATCTCTTTTGCTTTCTGCGGTGGCCATGGACTGATCGTTGTTGTGATTGGAGCGATGTGCTCAATACCCCATGGAATCGGAGCTTCTCTACAGAGATCTCTCTTTTCTGTTGCAAGGATAGTCATGTCAGCTTTGGTCACCGATGCAGGTTGCTTTGGATTGAGTCCAAAGCGTTCACACACAGCTTTCATGACTCCTTCTTCTACTTTCTGGAACTCCAGCATGTGGATCTTCAGAGGCCGGACCATGTCACCTATGTAAGCTTCACCTGCATCATGAAGCAATCCCCAAAGTGCATCTTCTCTCGGAACAATCCTTGAGACGAGAACTGAGTGCTGAGCTACTGAGTAGAACGATCGGCATGCTCCGTTGTAGCGGCAAATATTCGATAGGTGATGGGCGATGTCTTCGATACACACAAGTTCTGATTCGGGTTCCTTGGGCCTGAATACTTTTGCAGTGTAGGTCTGGAACCAACTTCTGTCACTTGTCATGGGTGCTCCTTACTTCAAGCTCTTGTCTTACGCAATGTGTAATTGAAGTTAGAGAAGAGATCAGCCCAAGTTGAATAGGTTCAAACTCTAAAGGCGAGTAAGGCCAAAAGAAGTTTATAACTTCGGTTTGTAACCTGTATCGAAGAGAAGCTTTTGGCGCAGAGTACATGCGATTCGGACTGAACTCGATCATTCTCATTCCGTATCCAATCCGAGTTTCTTCGCCATCCAAGTCTTGACCACGAGATCTCCTGAGGTGCCTTCTTTGTACACTTCAGAATCATCATGAATCTGGCTCTTTGGAATCCATTCTTCAAAACCTGCATTGTCAGTGACTAGGATTGCTTTCTCAGTCTCAGCTATGCATTCGACTTCAAACACCGTTGTTGTTTCACTCACTGATCCTACCTCTTTCGACTAACTCATCTTCTTCGTTGAATCCAAATGACCACGCTATCGAATGTCTTAGAAAAGAAGCTAGAGATCGGATCTTTACCGGTAGTTCCGTTTTCACCGACCAACCTTGAGTCGAAATCTTTACCAGTTTCATCTAGAACTTCTTTCCGCCATGTTTGTATGGCCGACTCTGGTTGTAGTCATGCTTGGCCACAACAGCTTCACCTAGGTTCCATCCACGGGTGTAGGCGAAATCAAAGATGCGGATGAGAACATCAGCGAGTTCTTCTTCGACTTGGCTGAACTCTGGAATCTTCTCACTTGGTGGGTTGCCATGCCTGAGAGCTTCAAGAGCTTCTGACAATTCGCTATGGATGAGAGCAATCATCTCTCCGTCGTTGCGATCTTCTTCCCACCAACCTTTCTCCTTAGCAAGCTCATTCACTTGCTCTGAGAAGTGATGGATTACGCTTTCAAACAGTTCTGTTCCTTCTGTCATTGGTTTATTCCTTTGTTAAACACATTTGGGACCAAAGCGAGAACCTAAGCGAGGACCAAAGCGAGAACCAAAGCGGGGAGTAAAGCGAGGAGCTAAACGAGGACCAAGGCGAGTACCTAGGCGAGTGCCTAAGCGAGTCCTCAAGCGAGGAGTAAAGCGAGTAGTAAAGCGAGGAGCCAAGCGAGTACCTAAGCGATTTCAATTTCTTCATTTCACCCACACTCGAAAGCATGATCCACCCGTTCAACAGAGGTCAACAGAAATCTGAAGAGGGCATTCCCTGTGTTAAAGCACTTTAACGTACTGGCGTATACTCACCGCATGAGTCACACACAACCACTCATCGAAATCGAATGCATGCAATGCCAGACCTCTCTTGGGACCTACACTCTCGACAAGTCAAAAGTGATTACTCCACTGTGCAAGAAGTGCCTGAATATCTGGGAAGAACCACCGAAGTGTGACGAGATCTTGGAAGCAGCTCGTCAGTTCATTCAAGAGAAGTTTCAGAACGAAGAGATTCGAGATGGGAAACCAGTGAGCAAGCTGAACGTCGATGAACTCACTCTCTACTTGGATCCGATGTGGATTGATTAGCTTCCAAATCCACGATCGGTTTCATACATATGACGAAAAAGACCAAACCGATACCAACCCCAACCACATAAGCGAAAGTCCTCGACTCCACTTTCGGGAAGAAGATACCCATGAAGTCATTTGATGCTGAGAGTGCTCCGTAGCCAACCAGACCACCTACCACGTTTCTTACGATAACATTCCATGCCTTTTTCACTCACCCCTCTCCTTTCTTAACCCAGCCGATTGACTAGAATCGTGACAGAATCGCGACAGAATCGTGACAGTGTTTTGTCGCGATTACTCTTCTCCTTTCTTGAACCAATTGAACGCTACCCCAGCTCGAGTCTCCAACATCTCTAACAACTTCATCGACTCTTCTGGTAAGAAGTCTTCCATGAAGTAGACTCCTTTCGAATTCACAAACACATCATCTTCCAGAACCAACCTAGCTGTCATCGCTGTAGTGAGAGCTGTTCCACGAGACATAGCGGAGATTCCATCAGATGCCTTGATGACTGTCTGAATGACATCATCATCCATCTCGATCCTCATCACCACGAGATCCTCACCATTCTGGCATTCTCTTGTGATGGTCTCTACGAACGTTCCATCACGTATCAGTGGCTTGATCTGGTCAACATGACCTCTCCACCTGAGAGTCTTCTCAACGAGGTTCTTAGGGCCGTGAATTCGCAGTAGTGATCGGAGACCGTCGGTGCAGAACGCTTCCATGATTCCAACTCCTGGGATGTTTACAACCTCGTAGTTGGTGAGCGTTGGGATCTGGACATTCTCTCCATCAATACGAATCCTTGCAGGTCTAGTGTATTCCTCTAAGAGGTCATCAACAGACCAGCTGACCTTGTACCCATACGGTGCATCGATGTCTTTGGCCACTCCACCAACCATGATCTTGATGTTCTCTACTTCTCTCTTGCTGAATTCGTAGCCAACAATGAGATTGGAGAGACCTGGAGCGAGACCACAATCTGAAATGAGGAAGGTGCCATTCTTTTTGGCTAGACCATTTAACTCCATCAAATCTTCTGGACAGAACGAGAGGTCTATCATTGGAACACCGACCTCTAGGACGGCTCTAACAGCTTGGTATCCGAACTTCGATGGGAGAGCACCAATGACGAGATCGTATCCGAGGACTTCGTCCTTGAGCATCTCAGTGTCTGTAACATCAAGATATATAGGATCCACGTTTGGTAAGACGGTCTCGTAAATGTCACCAACCATTACTTCGAAATCAGGTGCGAGTTCTTTTGCGATGATCTTGCCTTGATGACCACCACCTAGGACTAGGATTTTCTTCATTCAGAAATGGTGAGTGATTGATCGGGGAAAGTGAAGGAGAAAAGTGTCAAAGAATATCCCCGTACCAGACCCATTCGATAATTCGCAACACAAGGTATCCAACTAAGAATGTACCAGCGACGAATACGAAGCCAACAGCCCATGTCTGAGGTACAGGAAATGGAAACTTCGTCACATCCAAACCAGTGTGTTCAATCGCCACTTTCCCAACAATCCAAGGTACCCAAATAGCAGCTATGAAGACATTCAGTCTGAGGAGACGACCGATCACTTCGTCAGGACCTCTATATCCTGCAGTGACATGAGCTTCTTCCTTGATAGCTCCCAAGACTTCTGGATGAGCCATGACATGGATCGCTCTTGTCTTGCTGATTCGGAACGGATCTCGTTGAGAATCGGTTCGGGAAGGTAGACGCTCTGTTTGCCTTTGTGGTTCTTTTTCTTTTTCTTTTTAGCCATCATTCACCCTCGACCTCGAGCTGCCAGCTCGAAGGATAATCGTTCGCGGACCAAAACAATCACCATCAAGCCATTCGAATTTCACAATACTTCTCATTCCTCGAACTCTTCACCGTACATACAATCGTAGCCAACGGCTGTATCGAAATCAGAACGTGCTCCTGGGATATTTGAAGCAAGCCAATGGTCTTCATCTCTCTTGTCATGACGGAGACAAGACCATCTCTCTACACCCGCTAATTCAGGCCTATGGCGCCTTTTGTCTGGAATCTCACCAAGTATAGCGCGTTCCACATCTGTTTTGCCTTCGAAGATGGGACGGCGCCATCTAGACTCATCCGCAAACATGTCGAGTTTTTTCTTCATAGCCCATTTGTTTGGATTCTGTGCTGACCATCGACGTTGATCATGTTCAGACAATGACTCACCAAGTTCTAACCATCGCCATCCTCCTCTTGGCTTGACTCCGTGGGCTGAGGTTTGGTCGCACGCTTGAGCAGTTTTAGGTTGGCTGTAATCACAGCTAGCACTAGTTCCTCTATGGTCTCCACCGCTAAACTGTTCGCTGGAAGACTCACCAAAGCACTCTTCAGCCTTTCTGCTGCCTCCTTGATGTCGTGAGCGATTTGTATCTTTGTTTTTGGGCTCATCTTCTTGCTCCATCAATTTTCGTGTTTCTCCGGTTGGGACTAACATAAAAGCATGTCCATACCCATACGAACTACAACTGACCCATTTGCGGTCGGACAACTTCCCGTTCCTCATTTCCCGAATCAAGAACGGCGATCCATCTAATGTTCCACCATGTCGTTTGCGCCGCCCCGGCACAGGCAATCCGTGCTCATTCGCATACTCGGCAGCTTTTTGTGGGTCGAGGATTGGTTTCTTCACTTCAAATTCTTTCTTGACTGTCTCAATCAAGGATTCGCTCTTCCGATCATTCGAGAAGTCATACAATTGTTTCATCGCCCTTCCTTTCATTGCGCCCCATGATGATCCAACGCCTTGAATCCCCGATTGTCCATCACTTTCTTTACCTCTTCGAACGAGAGTGGTCGCATCTCCTTACTAGGCAATAGGTTTTTCGCTGCATCTAGGCCGACATCCATGCGCTTCGCCAACGGGTCCTCTTTGAGATGCCCATGAGAATGACCATGAAGCATCCAAGAACCTCGGTAGTGCTTGTTCCAGACCAGCATTGGATAGTGAGACATCACGATGTGTTGACCTTCGTACTTCAGCTCATAGTAGTCCTTGACCCAACAGAACCTCTTCTTCACTTCGTTGTTCAGGTTCCTCTTGTCGTGATTGCCGAGCACCAGATGCTTGTTACCGTTCATCCGATACAGAGCTCCAAGCAGCTCGCCTTTCGGAAGGAAGGACAGATCACCCAGGATGTACACGTTGTCCTTTGGGTCAACGTTGGAGTTCCATAGGCTAATGATGTGCTCATCATGCTCTTGAACAGAGTTGAATGGTCGGTCGAGTGGATCTCTTCTGAAGTCCAGCATCCGTTTATGACCAAGATGTAGATCTGATGTGAACCAGGTAGTCATATCTCCTCACTTTTGATGAGATGCGTACTCATACACGCTTAACCCATCACTTTTGATGACTTACTCATCAGGCCACCACTTGTTCTTCGGATCTTTTGGGTCGTGAAAGAACTTGTCCAACTTCTTCTTCGCTTGTTCATCTTCAGTCAACTCTTCATCAGGAGGTTCAACAGGATAGCCTGGGAGAGTGTCATCGTCTCCAAACATTAGACCAGGAAGAATGATCGGATTGCACGCTGGACAGAGAACTGAAGGTTTCTTTCCCGGTTCAGTGTAGATTGAATATCCGCATGAATTGCACCTGTACTCATGTTTGAGTCCTGTGAAGTCCCAAGTCATTGATCACCAACCACGAATTGTACCCATAGCACGCATGATCTCATTCTCTTTTGAAGATCTACCGGCCATACGCCCGAAATAATGATCCCATTCTACCTTTCCTACGCAGCCACGTTCATGATCGCCCCAAGAGCCTTTTGCTTGAAGAGAAGTCCAGAACCCATCAACTGAGATTCCAACTTGTTAGTGGTTGCTCTCAGCGATCGATGGTGATCGCTATACTCTGTTGCTGCGTTGTAAGCAGCCCACGCTGTACCCCTCCATCGATCCAACCCAATACCAGATTCAAAGAGATCTCGGGTTTTGTCCATTGCATTCTTCGTTCGAGTTGGAATCTCTTCTACATCATCCTTAACTCCGAAGATCATCCGGTTGACTTGTTCGAACTGTTGATCGGTGAACTGAGTCGATGCCAACTGGTTAATAGTCTCCTCAGTCTTCCTGTAGGCGTTCATAGCCGAAAGGATTGCTTCATCAGCTTGCTTAATCCGCTGTCGTACCGAACGAGTGTGACTGAACCTCAATCCTCGATCTCGAGCATCAGCGTTCAGTGCTGGCATCTGGTTCTGGCAGAAGATCCGAATCGATGTTGGAAGGATGAGAAACCGTGATGAGCCGTCAAACGAATTGACGAAGGTCAGATACTTCTCAATCACGTCATCCGTATCCAAGACTCTAATCGTGTCAGGTAGCTTGCATTGGAGATGTACAACCCGACCTTCTTTGAACGAACCACCATTGATGAAATCTGCTTGGAATCTACCAGTGACCCTCTCAATGATGTCAGCGAAGTCTCGGGTCTGAACTACCTCGTAGGTATCGGAGACCGAGACTCCTTCAAATGGCTGGAGAGTGTCAGTCCGGACCATTGCGTTGACGTTTGGAACTGGTGTTCCAGATGCGAGAGTCACGGGAACCTTTCGGACGTCAAAGTTGATGTTGTACTTGTCGAGTGCTTCGATTGTGTTCAGTTTCATTGTTGTTACCTTTCCTTTTCCTTGTGTTGGTTTCACTAAAGATATTTCGGATGTGACGCAAATCGTACAAATGCCATGTCGCCAGGAGTGCAGTCGTTCGCATGTGCGAATGCTGGGAAGCTTTCATGACCGACAACATCCATCAGATGGCGAACGACCTGGTTATGTCGCACCACAGTCCTAAGTAGCGTAGAACGACCCTCGCGCTTGCGGATAGTGTTCTGTTCATCGAGTAGGGCCGACATTTTGCTAGCGTTATCACACAGGTCGAATAGTTCGTTCCATGTTACGTTTTCGGGAATGCTTCGAATGAAAAGTTTCATCGTTCCTTACTCCTAAAATTGTCCATAGTCATGCGCGTTGCAGTCGTCGCATTTTTCATTCATGGGGTCTGATTTCGCTTCGCCGCAAGTGATGCACTCAGCAGCGAATCGCCCACGATCGTCGCGAGTAGTGTGTTTTTTGCTGGTGGATTTCACTTCGATGCTTGCCGTGTTGTTCATGTACAAATAGTTTAAACACCTGGTCGGAGAGGTCAAACAAAAAAGAACTGATTTCAAGGACTTGTGACGAAGCTCACTTCCGTCTACTCCTCATCATTCCAACCTCGAACTGCAGACAGAAGCAGCACCAAACTTATGATGGCAGCAATGTCCATGATCTTGATCACTCCTGAAGCACAGGAATCGGATAGCCAGGTGGTGGATTGTAGACCTCCATCTCAATCCGTTTGAAGTCTTCGGATATCCAGTTGCGTAAGACCGACCAGGATGGCCTCTCCATGAGTTTGTGGGTCAGATCGGCCTGATGCCATGGAGTTCCTACAAAGAGCTTTCTACCTGTCGGCTCGAGCCTTTGAGACCAGACGTTGTCTACGTTGTCGATCACCTTCTGTCTGAGTTCTGGTTGGTCAATGGCGTTCTTCTGGTCAACAACATCGTCAAAGATGAGGAGATCGCAACGGCCACCAGTACCGCCTGAGAGGACGCCTGCTGCTTGAACGGATGGGTCAATGGCGAAGCCTTCTCTGTGTAAGAAGATCTCGTGAGAAGTCCATTTGGACTGTAGACCTTTCTTCCTAGCGAGCTCTCTTGGTACCTCTCTGACGTTTGGGAACAGGACCTGGTAAGGAGCTGATCTGATGATTGCAGAGATACCCATGACGCGCTCCATGGCTCTGACGTCATTCTGACAGATGACCTTGATGCGTTGGTTTGGATCTTGTCCGAGTAGGAATGTTGGGAAACCAACGACTAGCTGAATCGTGTTGTGAACGATGACGTCATTAGTGATGTACGTGTGAAGACGATCGACTTCCAACCCAAAGGTCTCCAATTCACCCATGTCTTCAATCGATACGATTCGATCCCACGACACCCAATCCGAAACCAAGTTCATCAGATACTTGTTTCCTTCAGCTAAGGCTGCTTTCCGAACAGTCTCTCGGTTGGTAGTCCTTTTTGACATTTGGTCGAGAGAAACACCGGTATTCCTCTTATGCCAATAAGGAGTTTGATACAGGTACTCACGGTACACTAGAGGTACCCCATCGTCATTCGCATTTGCCTTGACCAATTGAATCGACTTTAGCTTCTCCCGCTTCGAACCGATCACAGGAATCTGATCTCTGAACAATTCGAGGTTATCACTCCCTGTGATCGTCAGGCGCCAAGACTCGTGAACTTCACCATTGTAACGACCTCGTTTTCGTCTGAGTTGAGATCTGATTGAGAACCGCAGGAGGAGAGATTGGACATCGGAAAGCAAATCTCGATTAACCGAATAGTATTCAGCGGACCCTGTACGTTGTGTGGAGACGTTACCATCGCATTCAAAATAAGCAGCGAGACACTCGGATACCTGATCTAGAGGTGCCTTGAAGATGCTCTCCGGGATGCGCTTTGTGTGCGAGTTGCAACCAAGAAGGCCTATGCTACGAAGCCACTTCCTAGCACCTTTGACATATACCGTCTTCGCTGTCTTTTGGTAACAGTGAGAATTGGGATCAAACCCAAGCCCCCTCGCAGTCTCACAAAAGGATTGCTCAATCACTTCATCGGCTACTGTGAAAATCGGACGTGTAGTTGTCCCCCCATCCCCAATGAAATACCCAATTAGTCGCGCCTCACCTTCACGTAGACGAGTACGACCAACGTCTGGAATTTTACGAGACACAGCTACATGATCACCCACTTCCAATTTGGTAGCTGGAGACCACCCATCGGCCGTCAGGAGTGGGTGATTTTCGGTTACTTCAACAGAACGACCAGACCATAGATTCAACCTGAGGACTCGCTTGACTCCGTTTGGGAATGACCGGGCAGAAGATGGAGAGAACGAGTATTCCTCTTCATCGAAACCAATGACTTGTTCACCGTTGATCCTCTCAATAGGAACTCTCGACCCATCGGCCATTTGGACCAACGAACCTTTGGGCTGGCACTTTCCGTGAGCAAATGGGGCCAGGATTGCTGGATCGTACCCATGCTTCCAACAGTGCTGGATGTGAACCTGCCAGATGCGGTGAAGGACTCCCTGCCTGATGTGGTCTCCTAAGTTGTTGCGAAGAGCGAACTCGGCGTAGTGGTTGTAGTTGCCTCTGGCTTTCTGGATCGCTCGGTTGCGGATGTGGAGGAGAGAGTGTTCAGCCATGGGTGTTAAAGCGATTTAACGCTCATATAAGGTTACGTGAGTGTGTCGCCACAGAGAGGTATTAAGCGATTTGTGGATGTCATAGATTTCACCGATGATGATATCGTGTACTGGTTCAGACAAGCTCTTTTCAACGACATCTTCAAGCTCAATTTGGAGATGATCCCGTAGGGAGAACGTACCACATAGCTTCAATTTCGCCATTCACCCAACCTCGAACTCAATCGTCTTTTGCATTGAAAAGTTGAGCGACTCCCTTAATGGAGTATCAAGACCCTCATAGAGGTCAAGCCGAGCACTACATGGCAGATCCAGTACTGTATCCATCATTGCTAGTTTAGGTAGCTCTTCCAAAAAGGAATAAATATCCAATCGGATTGACGACATCTTCACAACCCAACCTTGTCTGCCACCCACAAAGCAAACGGTACGAGTACTGGAAAGGTCAACATCGAATTGAAGCCCCAAACCCAGGCTAGGTACATGATGTAAGAATCAGGGGTCCAGATCCAAAGAGAGGTCCTGATGCCTAGGTAAGCCCAAAGGGAGAGAAGACCGCCAAGTGCGAACATCGGGACAGTCCAGATGAAGAAGAGCTTAATGTAATGGACGACGTATCGCTTGAAGATCAACGCAATTGTCCGGAAAGCTGGATCGTCAGTAGGTGGTGGCCATCCAAGCTTTTTGGCGAAGTCATTTACATTCATTATTCACCCCTGTCGAACATGTGCAAAAGCACACGCATGTCATCCCAGAATCGATTGTTGTCTGTATTGCCATCTCGATACATCTGCAGTGCAACCTCTCCAGAAACACCAAGAGCATCCATAGCCTTCTGATGAAAGACTTGTGCTAGCTCTTCGTCGGAAACTACTTTGTCTTGTTCACCCATCGTTCAAACTCCGTTTTCAGTAGGTCGTTGGTTTCTGGATCCACCAAATCTAGACCTTGTCTCCATTGCGCACCTAACCACGATTCGTATCGTTCGATATGACTTTTGTTGTTCTCATCAACTCGCCACACGGTAGCCGTGAACTCACTCATCGACTCCGGGTCACACATCATCTCGACTACTTCAACTCTCATCTTCCTCTTCCTGATCCAACACTCATAGCTGTTTCTAGGCTCCACCTTCTGTTCATGCTTTTGCAACAGTTTTATGACCAGACCAACCAATGCCGGAAATAGCAGCAGGAGTAGAACAACACCAGTTGTTGAAGAAAGGAGCCAGTCCATTATTCACTCTTCATGGAAAGATGCATCACCAGCGACCGGATAAGAGAATCCCTAAGCGGTTTCTCAAGTGAAAATCTGAGAGCGCCCTCGATGGAGTACTCAAGCGACTCTGCCAAGGTCTCATTCAAAGACCTGAATTTCATTTCGAACTCGTCTTTTCGTTCAAACATGTACGAACTCCTACTAGGAATGATCTTCCTAGTGATCCCCAAAGAGAAACATCGAGCGGGTGTAGAATATGAGGTTGAAATGAAAGCAATGTATAGAGTCGATCCATGAGCGGATGCTTGAGCTTTGAATTCACTTCATTCATAAGCGGCTCCATCACTTCAACTCTCTTCTCTCTTCACGACGTACTGAGCCTACAAGTGACTGATGAAGCGAATCCATGAGTGGATGAAAAATAGATGACGTAATGAACGCATCGAGTCTCATGACAATGGAGGAACCAAGAGTCTTATCAAGATCACGCCTGACATTTTTCATCTCCAACTGCTTCATCAGTTCAACTCCATGTTCCTTTGCTCATGTTCCCATTCGAAGAAGCGATCGACCTCTGCAGTCATCCTCTCTTCCGCCAAGTCTCTCATGACCTTCTTGATGAACTCAGCTCCGAATGTAGCTTCTGCTTTGTTGTAGTCGAGTTGATAGTTCACCTGAGGTTGGACGAAACCAACGATCTGCTCAGGTTCTCCAAGGTAGAGTCTTGCTGCTTCCATTCCGGTCTTCAGACCTTGAACAGCTCTCGTCACAGCATTGGCCAGGCTGTTGATAATCTGAGTGTACTCCTTCACCGAGATCTTGTTTGCTTTGACATCTTCTTCAAACTTGACCAGGAGATGATCGTTGATGCGTTGGGTACTCTGTAGGAATTTCCCTTGGTTCTGAATGATGGCGAGAACGTTGGTGGTGGAGTTCCTGATACCGGCTGCTTCTTTGGTTCGTTGTTGGACAATGTCGAGTTTAGCTTTCTCGCGATCAGCCGTGTCTTTGGCTTTCTCTTTTTCACCTTGGCGTTGAAGCTCTGCTCTAGCTGCAATCTGTTCTTTCTCGACGATTTCTCTGATCGGAGTTCGAGCCCATATCGGATCATCCCAACCGCGTTCCCAAGCTCTTTGTGCGGTTTTAGGCTGCACTCCGGCGATCTCAGATGCCTTCCATGTCCTTCCAGGGACTTCGCGAAATGCTTCTAGGAGGAGGTTGTATTTCTTTTCGGATATTCGTGCTTTTGCCATGAGGGAATTAATCATCAATGATCGTCGGTGGTTGAGTCAATGATGAAATTCGTTTCAAATCAAATGACCATTCCTCGGAATTTGGATATCTCTCCCAAGTTAATCGGACTTTTCCAAACAAGGTCTTCAAACATTCCCTTACCTCAAGTTCAACGTTCCATGACAAAGGTCGTTCTAAAAAGATGGGATCACCAACCAGATGAACGAATGGGATTACCTCACCACCTCGGATTCAACAGATTGGTCACAAGTTCGAACAACTCCAGTTTCGAAATCAGCTTGTCTGAACCAGACATTTGAGTGCTCACACCAGCAACCAGAGTCGATCAACTTGTAGTCAGTAGCTTTGACCTGGTCGCACCATGCTTCGCATCTGATGTGGTCAACGTTTCCATCCATAGAATTCCGAGCTATCACGAAACCGTAGACGAAGGCCACAAAGCACAGGAAAAGGCTAACAATAACAAGGCGTAATGCGATCACCACGAATTCCTTTCGAATGGTACGTAATCCTCTTCATCTGAGAGGGTATCTTCGACAGCTTCTGAGTAGGTTGGTGGGGTGTTGGGTACAACCTCCTGAACCGGGAGAGGGGGGTTTTCTTCCAGTTCAGGAGGTTGCTTAGGGGGAACTGATGTGGCTAGGAGGAAGTTCATGGCGGTTAAATCGCTTTAACGTCGAGACCTCAACTCTTCCTCAAGCGAGGACCTAAGCGAGGAGCCAAGCGAGGAGCCAAGCGAGGACCTAAGCGAGGAGCCAAGCGAGGACCAAAGCGAGGAGCCAAGCGAGGACCAAAGCGAGGAGCTAAACGAGGACCTAAGCGAGGAGCTAAGAGGTTTCATTTCAACTTTCTTCATCCTAGGTCTCCATCAAACAATTGAACTTGTCTGGATGAATCTTGAAGCTGATCGCTCTAGCTGCGTGAGGTGTCCATGGTCCGTGGTAGTCGATACCAGTATTCTCTCTCGTCGTCTCAGTACTAGTGAACGTCGTGAGAAAATACGGCTTAAGGCTACCATCTGGTTCAGGCGTTGAATTGATGACCTTGAGCAACATGAAGTCGATGTCCTCACCATCAATCGAATAGAGGATACCTTCTTCATCTTGGGCAAACATCTTCACTCGCGAATCATTCACAAATCGCTCTTCACCGTATTGCCTGAGTAGGACTCTACGGATCTCAGCGTTTCGCTCTCTGAGTATCTCCTCGAACGTGATGGTTTCTGGATTCTCGATAATCCTTGGCTCTACCCGGATGTCCCGAATAGCGTAGACCTTGAATCCATCACGGTACTCCACAGCTGGTCCATTCGGATTGTGAATCCTAGGAGGATCCCGATCGTCTTCCCAATGAACCGCAAGAGGGCGGTCAGACACAAAACACACACCTTCATAAGGCCACCACCAACCACAAGACTGAGCAATCTCAGACCATAGGTCCAACGTCTCTGAATCTTTCTCAGAGTACTCAACACCAACTACATCCCGACAGAAGAGGTAGAAAGAAATCCAGTAGGAGTCCATCTGCCCCCATTGGTATGCCCCCTGGATTTCGATGTCTTCACCTTCGAGAGAATGATCAGCCGGTAACCCTTTTGAGTAGCGGTGAATCTCTCGATTTGCATCAAGTGGACTCTTGCACCAAATGAACTTTGGTGCAGTCTGACCGATGAGCTCGTACATCTTCGAGATGGCTGCTTCTGCTTTTGGCTTGTCAGCTGGATCGCAACATGACCCAATGTCAAACCATCGCTTTCGCCAGACAACCATCTCGGCTTTCTGTTCAGGTGTTAGTTCTTTGATTTTCTCCATTTTTATACCTTTCTAGTTCTGCCTCAACCTTGAGAATCAAAGACAAGCGTAATGCATCTCCCAAAGGGTGAGCGACACCATGCATGAGATCCCAACGTAGTGAATTCGGTGTGTACCTATAAAGATCCCTCTTAATCCTCAACGTATCGTTCACGCTCACGATCGCTGTACTCATGCTGCCTCCTTGCAATGTACGTTCCTGGAGGAATCGGAATTGTATCGTGCTCTTCGTGAACTAGTGCCGACATTTCACCAACCGTCAACAACCGATCGATTTGAGGATCCAATGGCGCTCCAATGACATCTTCAACGTTCTTTCGAAATGACTCATTCGATTTCAGAAAGTCATCGCTGAAATCAAACAAATGAACAGGTGATTCATGAATTGCATGAGCATGACCAGTCACCTCACCGTATTGAAGCACCACTCGACCGTTGTCTCGCTTCACTTCTGGACCAACATTCTCAGAACCAGGATCCTTCACTGGAAAAATGAACACATCGCCTTGTCTATACATTGTCTATCTCCTTCTAGTTTTCATTGAGCTCACCACACCTATCTCGACAGGTCTCTTGGTAAGCTGTTACTTCACAATCATCACAACCCGAACCACGCTTCCATATACAATGTGCATGAACCGAAGCACAGTTCATCAAAGCAGTCTCATCTAAACTGTTGTTCTCACAACGCACCAGATGATTCTCGCATGTCAACTGAATTGTCGGCTGCTCCTCTACGTAGTTGCCGCAAGCACTCAGCATCAATAGCAACAACAAACGTATTAAAATCGAAATATTTTTTGAATCGAACGAAAGCACCCCATCTTATCCTTTCATGTATCGGTCTTTGAATCCTACCTACCAATGAGTGATGACTCAGGTCCATGTGTTACGTTCCCAAGTCCAATCTTGTGGAAGATTCCGATATGGTCCGTAAGGATCCCCACCACCATGAGTCTCAACATTGTTCCCAGTCACCGTGACTCTTCTCATCATCGGAACATTCAAGTTGAATCGATCAACACCAGATGCCTCAAACGTTGACTCGATCAAGTGTACATCCTCAATACCTCGTTCAGAGGAAGTCTTCGCCAACATGATCCCGTTACCTGAACCAGTCACAGTGCACTTCACCATTGCAAGATCATGTGCAGGAAGCTCTTCAGGACGGTTCGGCCACTGAAGATCTCCAGTCTCGAAGTGTCTAGAATTTCTATCACTACAATGATAGCGGAACGCGTGCTTGGCATCTCCCAGGTCACCACTCCTGAACAGACAATTGTAAGCTAGTGATCGATACGCGTCATGTATACGGAACACAGCTTGCGGTCCACCTGAACGAAATTCACACTGTTCGAACAGAAAGTCTTCTTGGTTGGAAATACCACCACCCCAAACAGCGTACTTGTCACGAGAAAACAAATTGCACCTCAACATGTGTACTCTCTGACCACGTAGACTGAGAGCTGATTGCGTGTCCGAGTGAATGACCATGTCTTCGAAAAAGAGATCATGGCTACCAACTCTATCGTACACCTGATTCACATTCCCAAGATTGTCTCGATAATTGAACTCGCATACAACATGATCAGCTCGTCCATTTTTGATAGCAACGTTGCCTACTCCACTCGCAATAATCACAGAAGCTGCCGAGTGCCCATTGAAATCAATCGTCACATCATCAATTGCCAATACAAGATTTCCAACATCACCATTTAAGGTATAAACACCCGGATCATAGATCAGACCTTCACGATGACCACGTGAGATTGTTGAATTCGGAAGCACCGGTTTGTTCACCTCAAACGGTAGTTCAGGTTCAGTGACAGGTGTAGGCTCTGGTTCTGGATCAGGTTGCACCTCGATGATTGGATCTGGTTCCACCACAGGATCTGGCTCAGGTTCGTTCTCATCCGCCGAGATGATCTCCTCTTCATGTGGTTCAAACGAGACATAGTGAGACTGATCCTTGGAGTGGACCACAACTGCTATGGGTTCCAGTTCCGTATCAATGACGTATTTCATTTCTTTCCCGCCTTTTTCAGCTCAAAGGATTTCCAGAGAGAAGTCAGCATCAGGTGATTTTGAGCAAGGGCATCCTTGAGCATCTTTGATTCAGCCGATGATGTTTTCTGGTGCAACTCCAATGTGGAGATCAGCCGTTCGACTTGAGACTTCAACATCTCTACTTCCATTTCAAGCTCACGAATCCGAAACTCGTTCTCGTTGCGACCAGCATCCCGAGCCACCTTGAGTCCTTTGTGAATGGATTTTCGTTTGATGGCAACAACTGTGTCAGCATCAAAGTATCCATCTTCTTCCTGTCGAATATCGATAGCCTCGATATTCTCAATTAGTGCAGCTGTTCTGGACCCGATGTGTGTCGGGGGTAAATAGCGGTCTGTTATAGTCATTTGGCTTTGTCTCTCATCCATACCAATACGGTAAGCACCTTTATGGCACTAGTCAACATATTCTTTTCAATGTTTTCAGGTGGTTGTGGGTCAGATATAGTCGTAGGTGATACCACAGTGATCGTCACAGAGGAAGCATTTTCGTGGACGTGGCCAGATCTTCCAGAAGCCCTAGAATCCATGCAGAGTTACGAAACGGTCCCAGAAACTTGGGAAATCCATATCCAACTCAATGCTCCATGGAGAGTAATTCGCAAGCCTGGGTGCCCATGCTGGTACTATCAACATGAAGCTAGGATCACTGCACGAGTGTTTGGAGAACTGACCATGGATGGATGCCTACCACATGAGCTAGCTCACAGAGTTCGTCACATGGAAGATGGGCTCAAAGCAGCTGAGTTGCACGATGTTGATTTCAACCTGGTAGAAAACGATCTTCGTAGACTTGCATCTGACACGAAGCAAGTGAGGGAGAGAGAAAGATGAGAAGCCTTTCAATCCTCTTGGTACTTCTATATGCGTGTGAAGAACCACTCGTGAGTCACTACGGTTCTTGCTATTCGGGACCAAGTGGAACTTCGGGAGTTGGGCAATGTCGGCCTGGAACCACTGAAACATCATCGATAGGTGTCTCATGTGTCGGTGACATTCTTCCAAGCGATGAGATTTGTGACGGTATTGACAATGACTGCAATGGTGAAGTCGACGACCGGATCGGTGGGGTCGGAGAATCATGTGGGTTGGGCATCTGTCGAGGGGGACGGACTGTCTGCAACGGGGAAGAGATCGTCTGTTCAACCGATTACAAGAAACAACCAGAAGAATGTGACGGTTCAGACAACGACTGCAACGGGTTGGTTGATGACGGGATCGCCAGAGACTGGTGCTTCGATGCTGAGTTTTGGAAAGCTACACACCCACCATGCAAAATAGGACTTTCTTATTGTGATTATGGAAAGTGGATTTGTGAAGGTCAGGTTCTTCCATTCGCCGAACGATGTGACCAGATCGATAACGATTGTAATGGAGTTGTGGATGACGTTCCAAACACAGGGGACGTAGTCAAAATCGACATCGTAGTGATTATCGACCGTAGTTGTTCAATGGGAACTCGTGTCTCTGTTGTTGGAGATTCGCTGGCTGACTACTGGAATCGACAGACTCAAGACGATTCCACTGATGTGGCTATGTTCCCAATCGACATGCCTGGTGGGAACACCACCTCAACAGCTTCTCCAAATAGAGAATGCTATTCGCTAGGCATGACATTTCCAGTTGGACCATGCCCTGACCCGAACAACCTGGCTTCTATGACCAGGACATTTGGAAGTAGCGAACTGTCATACGACATCATCAGTGATGCGGCTAAGGGAAGGTTCGTACATTGGAGACCAGGAGCAAATCGATTCATCTTCTTGTTTGCTGATGAACATGGTCAAAGTGCAAGAGGGTTAACAGAGCAAGATGTGGCAAACGAGTTGAAAGCGAGAGGTATCACATTCTACGGATTTGTTGAGCTACAAGCATTTTTTGATGACATTGCAAACGAAACCGATGGAAGGTTGTTTCCGATCCATACCAATCAGATCCCAGTATTCATCTCAGAGATTCTCTGGCCGGGTTGCTAACCTTTCTTGATTCTCTTTGCCTTCTTACCAGTGAAGTTCTCCCAACGTTCGATGATGACATCTGAGTATCTAGGATCGATTTCAACAGAACAACAAATTCTTTCGGTAGCCTCAGATGCTATTAGTGTAGATCCAGAACCAGAAAACGGATCAACTATAAAATCACCTTTCGAAGATCCCATCACGATCGCATGCTGAAGTAGATTCAGAGGTTTCATCGTAGGATGTTCTTTGTTGGCATGTGGTCGATCAAACTCCCAAACAGAATCCTGCTTTCTGTTTGGAGGAGGATGTCTGGAACTTGTTCCACTCCATCCATAAAAAATCGGCTCGTTGCGGTAATGGAAATGAGATCTTCCTAAAACCAATCGGTCTTTCACCCATATGAGAATCTGTCTCAATACACCAAACGATAATAAAACTCTCCCAAATATTATTCCAAGTGGACCGGGTGGTCCAAAAACGTACCACATAGATCCTTTTTCACACTTTTCCAAAACATTGCCAAAAACATTCGTCAACATTTCTTCCAACCCATCTTCAGTATCATTTTGGATGGTCAAACCAGTACCACCTACATACCCAACTCCATAAGGAGGATCTGTCAGAACCATATGAAACGAAGAATCAAAAGATGAATAAGATTGCGAATCGCGAGAATCGCCACAAACCAATATATGATCACCCAGTTTCCAAACATCACCTAGCTTCGAAACTGCTTTCTTGGGAGGCTCCGGAACTTCATCCTCGACAACCTCTTCAAAATCTACCTCTTCATCTTCAACCTCAGAAGCAGTCAACCTAGCAAGTTCTTCATCATCCCAGCCGAAGTCTTCTAGTTCCCAATCGTCTTCCTTGGCTTCATCAAGGCGCTTTACGAGCTGATCAGTATCCCACTCAGAGAGTTCAGCAGTTCGGTTATCGAGGATTGATCGTCTTGTGGCAGTCATACGGTCTTCGTCAACAACAACCGCGGCTATCCATTTCCACCCTAATTCCTTTGCAGCTGTCCAAGTACCATTACCAACGCGGATGATCCGACCTTCCTTCTGGACAACAAGTGGTCGGTGCTGGCCGAGTTCATCAAGAGAAGACTTGATGACGTTCAGATCAGATTCCGAGTGACGTCTGGTGTTTTCTGGATCTGGATTGAGGGATTCGATTGGGACAGCGAGTTTTCTGAGATCAGAAAGGATATGGGCGAGTTGATTTGCTCTAGGTCGTTTCTGACTTGTAGCCATAGAGAAATTGTAACTCATTTATTAATGAGTCGAGTAGAGAAAATTCGATTGATGTAGAAATACCAATGAAAAAAAGAGAATACCTCGCAGGAATTTCAAGTTCTGGAGCAACGAAATTCACAATTTCAAGTCTGTTGGTAGCCATCCGAGCACCTCCAAAGCTTCCTTCAACAGAGAAACTTCAATAGGTTTGAAACCCTCGACCTCACCCCACTGAAGTTGTCTCATCACGTACACCTGAAGGATCCTCTTTTGCTCTTTGAACTTCTCTTCAAGTGGAGTCTTAGGTTTGGTTTTTGGTCGACGCTCTCTATTTGTATCAACCTCGAGAGCAAGAAGCGGAGTACCGTCTTCTAGGGAACGGTTCTCATCTGCTTTGGGTTTTGATTTTCGAGAAACCATCTGAACCCCTTTCCGTCCATATTCTCAACTTCGCCACAGGATCGAGGTAGCCAAGAATGGCTGGGTGATGAGAGATGACCACTACAGGACGCTCCTTTGAGATCTCGTGAAGAATCTCTGATACCGCCTGAACTCCTTGATCGTCTAGAGCATCGAAGACCTCATCAAACCACAACATCCCAGGAGAACTACCTTTCGAAGCATCTGAGACCACAGCTAGTCCAAGAAGAAGAGCTAAGTCTACTCGGCGTCTCTGGCCAGCTGAGCACGCCTTGTATCCGAGCCCTCCACCATATTCACCTATTTCCATAGAGATCGAATCTGAGACACCACCCGTCTTCTTCTCCGTGTAAGGCTTCAGCTTCAGAGTAGCGTTCTCATCAGTCATCCGGTTGAGGTATGAATTGGCCACACATTCGAGACCATCAAGTGACTTCCCGAGAATATGAGCACGTACGCCTTTCATCCCAAGGATCTTTTCTACGTATTGGAGTTCAAGTCTCTCAAACGAGATCGTCTCAAGTTCTGATGCTAAACCGTTGATCTTCTCCGACAGTTCGTTGGCCTCTTCCTGAGCATTATCAATGATGTTGGCGAACTTCTCCTTCACATGCTTCGCCTGTTCGAACTCACGTTGTTTGAGTTTTGAATCGGAGATCTTTTTGTCGAGGGAATCACCAGCGGTTTGGAGTTCATCCAGTCGAGTCTCCAACTCATCAATTTGTTTGGTAACTTCAAGATGAGACTTCTCCAGTTGTGCTTCAATCTTCGATACCTCACCTTTCAAAGGATCGAGCACATCGTCTCCCACGTCTTGTCCGCAAGTTGGACACTGGCCCACGTCAATGCATGACAGCTGTTTTTGAATCTGTCGGAGGGTGGCTTTTTCCTCAGCGCCTTGAGAGCCAAGATGCCGGATTTGTTTACCGACGTCGCGCTGTTGCTTACGGATCTCATCAAGCTTCGTGGTTAGTTTTGATGAGGTTGATCGGACTGGCTTAAGGTCCACCCATTCCTCAATAGCTTCTGAAGCTTGCCGGAGTTGGTTTTTCTTCTCCTCTAGAAGAACCTGAGTGTGTCTAATCTCCATCTCAAGAGTCTGGTATTTCGAACCAACCTGGCTCAGATCTTCACGACACTTCTTCAGAGCTGAATCGAATTTATCGATCCCTAGTAGGTCTTCCAAAAGTTCTTTGCGGATCTTGTCCGTAGCCATGGAGAAGAGAGCTGCGTCTGATGATGAGAAGACTGAACACTTCCTCCAGTTCTCGAATGATCCGAGTAGTTCCATGAGAGGTTCTTTGGCTTTGCTAGACGAACCATAGACAGGTCCTTCATCATCGCTCTGACTTTCAGACCATTCAAGCTTCTGACTTCCACCTTTGGTAGATTTCCGAGTTACTTGGACTCCATCAGTTTGGACCGTGAGTTCTCCAGCTTCACCACTTCGCCATGGAGATGCACCACGAAGAGTCTTTCCGAAGAGACCAAAAGCATTGAATTCAGCGAACGTGGACTTTCCACTTCCGTTGGGTCCGGAGATGACGATCAATCCCCTGTCGGGGAATTCAATTTCGAACTCCTTGCAAAGCATGAAGTTCTTTCCACTGACTCTACGTATCTTCATAAGCCCTCATTTTTACAACAAGTGAAAAAAGAAGCGTGCGATACTTGAAGAGAGTCCCAAAAGTCCCAAAGACTATCTCCTCTAGACCACCGTAGACTCGTTTCTACCTGATCATCTATTGCCCAACAAAGTTGATTTTTTAGATCGATCCGAATCGTATGAATCCTAGAATTCAATGCATAGACTCCTTGACCTTTTTGATGAACTCTTCCATTCCGAGGTGGAGCTTTTCGATACATTCGAAACCTTCAATCACATACTGTTGTAGTTCTTCCGGAAGATCCTTCATCCGGCTGAATCTGTGCTCATCTGAAACGAAAAGAGAAGACGCTGACGGAAACTGACCCGCAAGTATTCGCTTGTAGCCATCAGGAACACAGTAGAAGAACTGTCTCTCAATCGGGTTATCGAAGTCTCCATACACTAGGCAGACATCACCAGTTCTAAACTGGCATTGGCAAACACAACACTCTTTGGAAGTCTCATCCCAATAGTGCTTAGCAGCTATTTCGAATTTTCGAAGGATGTCGTCTGAGATTTCAGCCATTGTTTCAACACATCTTTCACGGAATTAGCAATTTGACCACCAAGATAGTCACTCAAAGACCAGTGCAAGTAACCTAAAAATGAATCATCTGGCGAGAACCTCAGTGGAGAGTCAACCGACCAAATAAACGAAATGTTAAGCGAGTCCCTAAGCGAATAGCCCTTCAAAAAGCGAATTTGATTCATCCCAAGTACCTCTTGGTGAGACCAATCAGCCGATCTGTTGTCACTCGTTCATCCAGCTCCATGGTGTTGATGTAAGCCGATAGTGCATCTTCCAAAGTCTCACTTGATGCAGCTGCTTTGGCTGACACTCTCGCTTTCTTCTCTTGCTCTTTCTTGTCTAGGAATGCACCACCAGCGACGATACGACCTTTACTGATCATCTCCTCAATCTCTTGGTTTGCACTCACCAAGTCATTCGGATCTGATACAGTCCACTCAAGGTAGATCTCGTATTCATCTCCAGGAGGTAATGCTTTCAACTCTTCTCGATCTCGTATCTTCAAGAAGCGTGGACCTGGAATCTCGAGAACATCAAACGTCATCGTCTTCGAATCCCAGATAGCCATATGGCCGTAATCATCAAGGCCCGGATTGTCCCAGCCGGTTGGAGCAAGAGTGCCTATCTGAAGAATCTGACTTTTACCACGCTTCCAACTCTTCAACTCATGCCAGTTACCCGCAACTGTCGCGATGATGTCATATCGCTGCATCAGCTCAGCTACATGATCAACGTCGATGCAGTCATGAGAACCGGTCAGATAGCTAGGTGTTTCAGAATCTTTGATCCCTAGGTGCAAACAGAGAACAGAACCTGGACGAATTCTCCTGTTTGAAAACAAGGAATCTAGGTCCTCTGGAACCCAATCATCGGCGACACCTGGCCGGAAAGGTAAAACAACCAGGTCACAGTCATCTAGGTGGATGAGGTTAGGCGTTTCGATAACTTCCGAGACAGGCTCCAGAGGACCTAGAGCATGATCTCCAGATCTTGAAGAGACTTGATCATGATTTCCCATCATGACGAATGGAGATGGTGATGGTTCTAGGATGTCCTGAACAGCTTTCACCATCTGTGGAATTGGCTTAGTAACATCAAAGAGATCACCAAGTACTCCGAAAGATTCGCACTCATCAGCTTCAGCTACAGCTACTTTCAGAGTTTCAAGAACTTCACGACAACGACGGTTCATCCCAAGTTCGATAGCTCCACCGTACCGTTGATGGTTGCCAAGATGAACATCGGCAACGAAGGCAACCTTACTCATAAGGCACCTCGGAAGATTACAAAGCTTTGCTTCCCTTTTGGGTGATTTGGTAAACCTTCCCTGTTCTTCTTGAGTAACCTTGCTGGCAGAGCAGGTTGAGAGATTCGTAGGCATCCAATTTCGACAACCCTGCTCTCGAAGAGATCTGATGAACAAGAGCTCCCATTGGAAGTTCGGCTAGAGCAGTCAGAACATCTCGATTTGGTTTTGACGATGCTACTTCTGGCTTCAGTTCTTCCTTGGGCTTTTCCGGAAGATCCATCAGCTCGGACAGAGGTTGAGCCGTCCTCTTCTCGATTCGTCGAGATCGGGTTTTCTTCGATGTCATGTTGAAAACGTATCATGGGCAATCTAACTAGACCATCAATTGATAGCATCTCGATCTTCCTCCAGTAATTCGGAATCGAGCCTTTGAGCGATTTTCTCAACCAGCTCTAGACCTTCGGGTGTATACAGCTTTTTGAGCTGAAACTTCTCATCGCCCCAAGTGATCGATGTGCCGGCTGTTAGCTTGAGATTCCCATCAGCCTTTGGTCCTTGGAGGTGACCTCTTCGTAAGCCTTCATGGACCACTTCCCTAGGCCGATCAAACCCCATTGGAGCCATTCCGTTTCCGTTGCTCGTGTAGAAGATTGCTTCTCCATAAGCAGGACCATGCTTGTTCTTCAGAATTCGAACCCGATGTCTCTTTCCCACCATCGGAGATCCATCAGCTGAGTAGTCTTTAACCTGTCCTGCGAATGACACTCGAATCTGAACCATGGCATCGTAAATCAAAGCTTGACCACCTCGAACTTTGAAATCAGGTGTCCACTTGCTAGCGTCCTGTGACTCCATTTCGTGAGAAATGATCGCAAAGAGAATATCGTCATCACCAACTTTTGGACCTAGTTCCATCATCCAAGCTGTGTTCAGAAGAGCTTGGAGCCTTCCAGCTCCAGAACGAAGAGCAGATCCACCTTCCTTGTCCAACTTCTTGAAGAGCTCCTCAGGAACCATCTTGGATATCGAATCAACAATGTTGATGTACGGAGTGCCCATAGGAATGCTTCCATCACGTTTACCAACCTGGTATCGATCGATCAGCTGATCAGACTCCTTCACAATGTCCTCATACGTCAGAGCTTTTTTCTCTTCTTCACTACCAGTACGGCCGAGATACAAACACCTAGATGGATCAACTCCTAGACTACGAAACCAATTCTTGGTGTCAGCTGCTAGCTCTGCGTCAATGAAGGAGGCAAGACCGTTAACCTTTTGAAAGGAACGAATCAGACCACAAAGAAACGCGGTCTTGCCTCCTCCTGGAGGGCCATGAACCAACCACAGACACGATAATGGAGCTCCAGCAACCTGACTTGCACGATTGAAAGAAGTGAAGATCGTAGGAACAGATCTGAACTCTTCAACCTCAGCCATAGACCTAGCAAGACGTGAGTTTCCAGCAAGTGCTGTGAACATGTCTTGCGTTTTCTCGTGAGCAGGAGTCTTTTTTCTAGGCTTTCTTTTCATTTTTTAGACCTGTGTATACGCAACTCTTCTTTCAACACTCGGATCGTTTCAAGGTCTAACTCGGCAGCTCTTGCAAGAAGATCTTCCAAGCAATTTTCCCAACCGGCAACAAATGACTTGTTACATTCTTCTGTGAATCTGGTTGAAGAAAAAGCATCTAAAAAGCCTTGCTTGCGACCTACCTGGATCCCTTTTTCATACCAATCTTCTTTAGAACCAGAATGTTCATGATCGTATTTAGATCGACAGTAGCCTATAGCATCACTTAAACCATCACTCATGCTCTGGCTTCCTCATCCTCACTCAAGTCCCATGGGATACTGCTTCGCTTCTTTTCACCTGCTTCTTGAGCAGACTTGGCTATGGAATCATCAGCCTCATTACCGCAACTCGGGCATGCATCGAGGCTCTCAGGCCAATCACCTCCACATGAGTCACACTCATAGATCGTCTCTTTAGGCTTCGGTGCAGCTTTTCGAACAGGACGCTTTGGCTTCTCTTCTTCTTCCTTAGCCTCCACCGGCTCAGTCTTAGCTTTCGCTCTGGTCTTTTTGGCTTTTGTCTTTGTTGCTCGGGCTTTAGTCTTCTTGGTCTTGGTTGCTTTCTCCCTGGGAGGAAACTCCATCTCATCTTCAAGTTCATTCTTTGACCATTCAGCTAGCGCATCAGCAAAGAGTTCATCGAATGGAATCTCAACTTGAGCAGCAGCCTGCATCGACTCTAGTAATGTTTCCGGATTTCCTCTAGCAACGAACTTAGAAGCATCAGGACTCTCTTGCTCCCAAAGCTCTTGGATCTCATCGGTGAGTTCAGCCTCAGGATCTCTAGTCACGTTGTATCGTTTTTGAGGAGCTTCATCTTTGTCATATTCAAAGGTATAGCAAATGGGTCTGGCCATTGGATTGAACTCTTCACCCTTTCGCATGATGTCTTTTTTGATCCTTGAAACCAAACCTTGACCGATCGAGAACGGCTCGTTGGTTAGATAAACACCATCTGGAGAATCGTTGGGGATCACGCCAATCACATATTCAATACGAGCAACCCCATTGAATTTCCAACTGTTCCCAGTCTCACCTTCTCCGATGAAATCCACTTTCATAATCTCATGCGATTCGCTCTTTGTTCTGAATGAGAAAATGATTTCATCATCAGAGAGATCATCTCTATTCACTATGTGTTCTATGACCTTGTCAAAAGGACAGAGTGAAGCAGGGCTAGCGTCATCCCACTTTCTCTGTCTGTGGTATTCATCAGGTTCCCAACATACGAACGGTAGCCACCCAATCTTTTTCTTCGGTGTACCACTATCTTCATCAATCACGATCTTCTTGAAGTTGTGGAGATGGCGAACCCAAGGTGGGCTTGGGTGCAACCAAACTCTCAGAAAGCCCTTATCCTTCCAAGCCTTCAGCCAATTACCACTGGCTGTATCCATATCCATGTAAGAATTTAAACGTCTACCCATCGTTCTTTCCTTTCAAATTCGCAAATAGTTCTTCGAATGTATTGCCACTCGCAGCACCCATCCCTAGCACCAGATCTTTCATTGCTGCCAGTGTCCGAGATTGTGACTTCCACGCTTCAGCCAGATCTTCAAGTGTATGAACCGCCGCTTGGAAATCTTTGCAACGCGAGTATCTACTCCGATAATCCTGTGGCCAAGTCACACGAACCTGATCGTTCACCATCGCTATGTCAATCTGTTTCTTGAACTTTTTCTGAGCTTTCTCTTCCTCAAGAGCTTGGCGAGCGGCTGTTTTCTTTTCTTCCAACCAAGTGTCCCACTCCACTTTGTACAGTTCATATTCTCGCCTGGCTCGATTCTTCAACCGACATGCTTCAACATAATTTGAGTTGACTGATGCGAGTGCAGACAACAAGTGACTACCACTCATCAGACCTTTTATCTTGAGTTCTCGTTCAAGGCGAGAGTGTACTTCATTTGGATCGAGTTCAACGATACCATCAATAACAGAAGCCCAGTTATCAACAAAGCTCTCAGCGTCTTGTAGCTCCGTCTCCTTACGTTTTGATCGTCTGACTGGTCTTTGGTTCATTGTTTCAACTCATTTCTAAGCGAGAACCAAAGCGAGGAGCCAAGCGAGGACCTAAGCGAGGTCTCAAGCGAGTCCTCAAGCGAGGAGTAAAGCGAGAACCAAAGCGAGGAGCCAAGCGAGAACCAAAGCGAGTAGTAAAGCGAGGACCTAAGAGGTTTCATTTCAACTTTCTTCATCACCACACCGAAACCATAGCAGCCACAACACAAGCGACCAGTGCCAACAAACTCAAAAAGGATAGAACAACATTCCTCAACGGCTCTTCCATCTCTCTTTGAAGAAAGATCGGCTCCTCGAGCTCCATGAACTGGAACCACTGCTGCTTACCACTTTGAGTTTTGAACTTTCCCAATCTCATCCTGTTAGTCAGGGTGAAGGGATCATCAAAAAATGGTCAACTGAAAAATCACTCAAGAGACCAAGACATTCCGATGGTACGCAAAGCAGTTCCAAACTTTGAACAGGTTTGAGGATTCTGAATTTTCTGTTGACAAATCATCTCCACAACCTCTTTGGGACTCTCAACATCAACCCTCACCGGGTGATCGCCAGAGAAACTCTCAAACATCTTACGCAACTGTTTTACCTTCGTGGATTCATGATCAACATGAATGATGATCTTGGGAACCTTTCTCGTTCGACGTACCTTCTTCTGGGAAGGACCAGTTGATATGAACATGTCAAGCTGATCTTTTCCGAAGTTCTTTGGAAACAGAAGGCTCTCCCATTGCTCCGATGGAAACGCTTTCTCCAAGACTCGTTGTGATGGTGGGTAGATGTACTTATTCCAGTAGTAAACTCGATCCAGATCCTCTGACGATTCAAGTTGGTCCGGGTGAATCACGTCTCCATCCACAAAGAGGAAAGGTACTTTGGTACCCTCTCCAACCTCTCGACCTTCACTCTTCATCCATTCGGCAACTCGAACTTGAGGAGGTTTGCTTGAGTAGTCTTTCAAATCCTTGGAAATGGCCTTGGACAATACCAAATCTTTCACATCAGTCCGACCACTCATGTGTGAATCGCGGAACGACTCAACATCCATCCAAATCTTGCTGGAAGGAGAACCAGACAAAAGCTCGTTGATGATGAACTTCTGGAGGTTCCTAGCAGCAATCGACACATCAGAGCGAACTATCTCCAAACCTTTGATGTCGAATGCAACATCATCACCAGCAACCTTTCCTTTGTAGAGAGCAAACTTTCCTGCATATTTCTTGGAAGCTGTGACAACAACACGATCATACCTCTTCTCATAGTCGATCATGATCTCACTCGAGGTGACTCCAAGAGGTTCGAGAAGAGCAGGTATCACTTCGCCATTCATTTCATCTTTGATACCTTGTGCCTGTTCATCAGTAGCAACAAACGCAACTGAATCAGTGTCACCGAAGACAAACTTGTAGCCATGCTTCTGTGTAGTGGCCAGAGTTGTAGACAACAGGTACCGCCCAACAGACGTTACAGACTCACCAATCTCTTTCCGATAGTAACGAGATCTCGGTGAGAGGATAACTCCGTAGAATGTATTGGCCAGAACCTTACAAGCAGTTGAAAGGCGAGCTGCGTCATGGAATTCAGGACTGCCAACTTCGGCTTCACTTTGCATCTTTGAGTACTGAGAACGCGCAACGAGGATGCCACGTAGTGCTGATGGTAAATGACCTTCGTGATCACTCTTGAATCTAGCTACGTACTCACCAGTCGGTTTGCCTTGTTCGTCGGTGTCGGGAACTTTCAAATCTCCATCGGAACAAATGGTATCAAGGCTCATATTGAAGGTGCGGATGATACTTGGGTACATCTTGGCGTAGTCGAGAACAGCAACTGATCTATGCAGACCCGTGACAGCTTCAGGGACGAACGCTCCCTTAGCCTGCTCTCCGTCATCATTAAAGTGATACCGTTTCGTTGGAAAGTGATAGCTCTTTTTGTGACCTATCTGAAGCATGCGACCATCAACCAAAGTCGTAGGAAAAAGAGACCTTGAACCAGGTAAGACTCTACACAGACGACACAACGAGAGATGCAGATCAATAAACCCAGTCTTTTCTTCAAGCTTCACCATCAGATCAACGTCTTGATCGTTGTACTCTTTCAAGAGTTCTGGAGAGTTCTTCCAGACCCAAGTGAAAAGATCTCCGGTCTGATCCCACCCTTGTTCTATGGCTAGGCTTGTGATTGGAACTTTCTTCTCTTCACCTAGAAACTTCTCCGAGATTGCATCAAGAGCAAACGATGACGTGACTGCGCCATCCTCGCTTCGAAGGTAGTACTTCTTGAAGATCTTCAGATGATCCAACCAGTGGTAGAGAGTGGAATCGAATGGAATGTCTAGCAACTCACAGCGGCCAGCAAAAATACGATCGTCGAACCGAGAACCATTCCAAGCAAGAATGATGTCATGTTTATTAGCGATCTTGATGAATGCTTGTAGGATTCGTTGCTCACTGTTGTCGTCCAGTTCTTTGGCTCTTAGGTGTCCACTCTTACCGTTCGAAGATTTCCACGAGATTGATAGTATCCGGGACTCCCACGGCTTATCCCAGTTGTCGATTCGTTCAGCTTCGATGTCATACCAGAGCTTCCGCCAATCACGAGTGAAATCAATCCGCGGATGTTCGATCAGGAACCGTTGAACTGGTTCGATGTCAGCTTCTAAAGGCTTGACCCTACGAGGTTCGAAATATTTGCGTGTGAAGTATGAAAGACGCCCTTTTCTATTTCCCTTGTCTCGAACAGGCTCAGGCCACTTGACCCGTACAAATCCGTTTTTCGGTTCAGACAGAAATTGTCTCCAAGAACCCGGAAGTCGTCTGGCATCTTCAAGGCTGACGTAGAAGACATCTTCACAATCAACTTCGAATTCACCAGAACGGCCTATCAAACGGATGCTGTCATGAGAGCCCATCAGGGCATGAACGAGAGTGTCTTTATTCATCTTCAAGCAAAGTCAGTGTCCAGTTTGGATCTACATCCTGACCGTAATCCTTGAACTCAAAGACTTGCCCACCTAGTTCTAATCTGGCAACCCAAGCTTCACCACTTTCTTCCCATGTACCTTCTGCGACTACTCCGGGTTTGAGACGTTGGTTGAGCATTACAGTTCCTTCAAACCCAACCCGTTCCGTTTTGAGACCAATTTCTTTTCTCTTTGCATCAACGGTCTTAGCCAGTTCTCGGGTGGTTGGCTTTTCTTTCTTGACTTCTTCGATCAGCTTTTGCCGTTCTTCAGGATCAGGAATCTTAACTACTTGCCTTTGGTAGGTGATGGGGAGTTCTTCTGCATCTTCTCGTGACAGCTTGGTTGCGATTTCGATGTAACTCCAAGCTGTTTGTCGTGTGAATCCGAATCTGGTCTGGACGTACTCACCAAAACTCTTATGATGACCAGCCACTTGCCAAAGGGCTTTGTCTTTGATGTTCGACAAGTTCTTACCGATGTCCCACTCCAACTTGGTCACCTGCTCTTTGAGATTGTCGATAGACTTTTCAAGTTCTTTCAGCCGTTTGACTGATTTTTCCATATTGGGATTTTTAGCTTCTGAGATTGGTGTGACGGTTGCTGTCCCTGTAGTCATGAAATGCTCCTCATTGTGCGTTGGGTCTCATCTGGATAGACCCAACGCATCAACGAGTCAACAGATCAATCTTTCCCGGAAAACTCTTGTAATCGAACTTGGCAACCATCAGCTAATCGAGCTGGGCGAGCTCCAGCAATCAACTCATGGATTTGATTCGGTGGAATGTCATCCGGTTGCATCTTGTGAGGTAAATCGACAACTCGGTAATCATGACCGAACCGAAGAGAACTAGCCCTAGCTTCAAACTTTGAACCCGCATCATCTCCATCGGGTATCAGAATGATTGATACCCACGGCTCCAACAACTCAGTGCGTTCAGGACTCCATGACGAACCACAGGAGGCCACAACATTGGGGACACCAGCCCTCATCAATGCAAGAGCACCCCACACACCTTCAACAACGTGCACAACCTCAAGATCTGGATCCAAAAAATCGTAAGCCCATAGAGACAGTTCCTTTTGAGCCCCTCTGTCCCTTCTACCGGACAGTGCTTTAGGGACACTACTCGGACGATCTACGTATAGACGCGCAACATAATCCACCAAGTGACCGTTGACGATCACCGGAATGATCAACCGCCCACCGTAAGAAGGGGAATCGACGGGGACAGCACCCATCTTGAAACGTTTAATCTCTTCTTCAACCACACCTCTGGATTCCAAATACTCTCTAGCTTCTTGGACCGATGCATTCACATCACCCCATAAAATACGAGTACCTTTAGGAAATCGAAGAGAAATAGAATCCTCGTCTTCTTTGACACTTGAGACGATCGAAGTTCCTTGGGGGATTGTGTTCCCACAGAAGTCCGAAAGCCATTTCCAAGTTTCTTGCTTCGAAAGTCCGAGGACCGTCTGAACGAGATTAAACGGACCACCACCAAATCCACAGGCGTAGCAGTAATGTTGACCAGCCTTCTTCCCTCTCGGCTTGATTTGCCAAGATCCTGGACCTGGACGCTTCTTATGATCCGGATCAGGACAGTGGCCACGAAACTCGGTTCCCGACTTGTGAACTTCGATCTTCAGAACTTGAAGAAGTTCTATGACGTCTAGATTAATCCAACTCATCTCTAAGCGAGAACCAAAGCGAGGACCAAAGCGAGTACCCAAGCGAGTCCTCAAGCGAGGAGCCAAGCGAGGAGCCAAGCGAGTACCTAAGCGAGTCCTCAAGCGAGGACCTAAGCGAGGACCAAAGCGAGGAGCCAAGCGAGGACCAAAGCGAGGACCTAAGCGAGGAGCCAAGCGAGAACCTAAGTGGCTTCATTTCCTTCAGATCGTCCATCGCACCATGTCCCTGTAGTCTTGCTCATCTCGTTCAATCAAACGTTCTGCTTTGTCCATCTCATCACCCAAAATGAGAACTTCATTTGGGAACATGCGACGTTTAAGATGAGATTCGATCTCATCAACAATACCCCGCATCTCCATCCCTTGTAGGACTCCTTCTTGCGCCATTTCCACGATGGAATGATATTCACTCTCTTGTTGCATGTGGTTGCACACCACCTCGACTTCATTAATCACAATTCACCTTTCTTCCATTCGACCGTTACGGTCAGAGTTCCCATAGAACCTTCCACGGTGTTGCCACGATGGATCTCATCACGCATCAAATGAGGGAGTAGACTAGGAGGCAAATCGAACGCTTCGCCTTTGTCACTCTCAAACCAAATCGCGTGACCTGTATCTACAAGCCTACCAACTACCTCTGTTGTTTTCGTTGTACCCTCATCCATATCCAAACCATAACAAATGAAAATCATTACCGAAATGACGGTGATCACATATCCCAATCTTCTTCATCATTTGTTTCCAACATGCTGAGATCAACCTCAACTTCATTGGAAAGTGCATACCGCGTACCGTCGAAGGTATAGCGTACACATGCCGGTGCTGGACCTTTGCGTTGCTTGAGAACGTGAATGTCCAAGGTGTCTTTCATCTTCGATCGCTTCTCTATTCCCGCTCTGAGACGTGGACGATCAAGACCAAAAATGAGATCAGCTTCTTCTTCGAAAGCACCTGAGTTCTTGATGTGTTCAAGTGCTGGCCGACCTTCTGCACCAGCTCGGTTGATGTGGTGAAGAAGCATGATGTGAACGCCATAGGCTTGAGCCATTCCACGGATTCGGACGAGTGCTTCGGTCACTGAATCCGGACGTCGATCGGAGAACATCTTGCCAACAACATCAAGAGCAACAACGGTCTTTGTTCTTGAAGCTCTTTGAACTGACGATTCAAAAAAATCAAGGTTGCGATCGTTGGTGTCCCACTTCTTCGGAGTCTTTTCGAGATGAGGAAAAGGGTTCGCCTCGAACTCAATCAGATTTCGATTTCGATAGAGTTCCGCTGCTTCGATGATGGCTCGGTTTTGTTCCTTTGAAAACGATTTGACCCTACGAACCAAGTCATTTTCGGGGATACCTGTCTCAGCTGAGATCATCATGTCTAGGTAATCTTCAGGAAGCATCTCCCATCCGCAGACGTAGATGCCTTTTTTGTTGTGGACCCGATGCCTTATGAAGTTGGCAAGGAACGTAGTCTTTCCAAAACCGGGTCTGGCTGCAATGACTGATAGAGTCCCTGGGACGAAGCCACGAGCAAGGACTGAATCAAGGATCTCGAACCCTGTTCCCTCAACAACATCACCAACAATGGCCCTCATCTTCAGGGTCTCGTAATAGCCGTCTACGAGGAGATCTCCACCGGAGGTGAACTTGTGCCCCATGCGATCGATACGAGTCAGAGCGCTCTTCAGGACGCTCCTGATTCGTTCTGGTGGAGCACTTGGATCCTCACATGCTCGGGACAAATCCTGAAGGTCATCCCTTATCAACTCCAGTTTCACACGGTCCAAACGGAGCCGATCTATATGGTAATCGAGGTTGGTATTTGCCTCGTATTTGTCAACGATTTCTCTTAGATATTTCCACGATCCGAAGTCCTCGCCCTTGGCAAATTCAGCGAAGGTATCTTCTGACCACGTGAGAGAAGCCCTTGAGAGGCCACTCAGGGCTCTAAACATGACCTGGTGCCTCGGGTCCCCGAAGTCATCCGAACGCAGCCTGAGAGCGAGCTGACGTCGTCTCTCGGGGTCGTGGATCATCGTGGCCAAAATGACTCGCTCGTTGGCCAGATCGACATCAACAACACGCTCACCCATCGTTAACCCCCATCCACGTTAAAGCGATTTTACGCCTTGATCCCACGCTTCTTTTTTGAAGCCCACTCGTCCCACCACCACGAGCGACCGTTGTGGTCTTGCTTGAGCAACATGTTCAACTTCGGAAATGAACCAGCCGGGAACTTGGCACCTGGTTCCTTGTTCGCCCAGAGACCAATTTGACTTCGGAGGTAATCGAAAAGCTGAGCACGATTTCCGCTGTGCCAGTCGGTGGCTCGAGCGATGATCATTTGCGCTGCTCTCTTTCGAGCCTTCGCAGTGTCCAACGTCGAGTCTTCGATTCGAAATGCCTTTGAGAACATCAACCGCCAAGCAGCCACCATTTCGTCTCCTGTGTAATCACCGATTCGACCAGCTCGCTTCTTCACTCGGGCTGAGTTCAGATGTCGTAGCTCATCGGGGGAAATCCGTCGATTACTTTCTTCATCGACAACTGAGCTTTTTTTACGAGAAACCCTGGCAGGTTCAGGTGGATCAAGGTTTACCCAGGTGCGCCGATCATTGTTACGAGACTCCTGTTTCGGATCAGAGTACCGCGAAGAGTTGGTAGATCGTTTTCTAGTCTTCTTCGCGGTTATGTAATTTTCTTCTTTTACAGATTCTTTATGTATTATGGTGTCACCACGTGACAGTCTCAACTGATCTCTGGTGACAGTCTCGGATTTTGAGACTGATCTCTCGTGACACCCGATCCCGACTTGAGACTGATCTCTGGTGACAGTCTCGGATTTTTGAGAGTGATCTCTGGTGACAGTCTCATCATCAGCAAAGAAGGTCTCTGAGTGATTTTCGATCACACCTAGGAGGTAGGAAGTACCCCGACCTCCAGAGCTCTCAATTTGAACCCAACCACGATCAACCAATGTAGTAATTGCCTTACGTACTGAACCAATGGAGAGTGAGGTCAACTCCTGTATTTTCGGATAGGAGATCTTGCTGATCACCTGCCCTTTAGCACGAGCTTTACGCAGAGCAGGTACACCTTTACTGGTACTTCTCCAGACGAAATTACGAAGAACTAGGTAGACCGAAAAAGGAATGTGCCCGACTTCGGCGATAGCACCTCTGCGGATGAGTTCGTTGATACCTTTCACTCCACCACCCTGACCAAGTCTCGTCCGTACCAACGTTCTAAGTTACGTAGATGATTGGGGAAAATATGACGATCCCAAATGTAATAGAGGGTGCCTCTGATCTTCCCCGGGAACTTCCTTCGGAGCCTTCCGATCTGTTGCTCAAGGAGTTGTTGGTTGTTGCCGGTTGGAGTCCCGACGATCCCCACTGTGAGTCTCGGAATATCAATCCCTTGATACACTGCTGAGGTACCAACAGCGCATTTGATCGTACCGTTGTTAAGCAGTTCGGTAGTCTCTTCAAACAACTCTCTGTTTTCAGGACCACCTATGCACATGCCACAGGGTACGCTCTCAGCCCCTGTGATGAGCTTTGAGAGCTCCCGGGCATGATTCACTCGGTCGGTGAAGATGATGATGCTACGGCCCTTTTCGTGAGCCTCATGGCCAGCTATCTGAGAAATGATGTTGTTCCGGTATCGGTCTTGGACCAGGTGACCGATGATCTTGGTATACAATTTTGCCAGGATTTGACCCCGATCCTGGGGAGGAGCTTGGTCTAGTTCAACGATTCGGTTTTCCGTTGGGACAACAAGGATCTCTACTTCGCATAGCTTTCCTTGGGCTATGAGTTCCTCTCGTGAGATTTCCGCCACTACCTGACCAAAGGCATCGTGGGTAAGTACCTCAAGGCGATCCTTACGACGTTCATCGGCCGATACTCCGATTCTGTATCTAGCTGGAAACTGAGAAATGGTTTCTTGGAATGTTCTGGAGCTCCAACGCTGGATTTCATCACCGACGATCAAACCAAAATGAGGAGCAATTTCATGAGCGTTCTTCCAAAGCGTTTGTTGCATTGCAATAGTAAGAGGTCGGATTCGTTTCTTCCCACCACCCACGATTCCAATATCATTTTCATCCCAACCCCATCTGAGTTTGATACGTTCAACCCATTGTTTGAGTAGACCCGATGACCAAACAACAACTAGAGACGGTTGGCCGATTTCTCGAATGAGATCGATGATCAGTTCTGTTTTTCCAGAACCTGTAGCCGATCGGATAAGACAGTTTTCACGCTGAATAATAGCGGCTTTGAGCTTTTCTTGGTCTGGTCTCAGAGTAACGGGTTGAGCTCTTTCACTGAGCTCAAACTCAACAGTGTCCAACTCAAGACGATCGTCTATGAACTTGCAATTTGTGATTCCAAATTCATCAAGAACTTTCCTGAGTTTCCCGATACCACCTCGTGGGAAAAGGATGGTATCTCCAACATCTTCATATGAACACAAAAACCTAGGTGTGTTCCAAGTAGAAACGTTAAACCTTTCTTTCTTGTGGAATTCTGGATTGGAATAGGTGAACGCTTTTTTGAGACCTTTGAGGAGGTCTCCATCAACACCTTCTGTCTTTAGTTCAAGTCCACGGTGGACGCGAAAGGTCAACTCCACGGATCTTCCTCTCGTGCTCTATGAGCTTTGTGTTTCTTCAGATTCGTATCGTTCCCAAAGAACTCTTCCGCCGTCTCCTGCAAACTCAAGAAAGCTTTCGATTTCTAAATACTTGCGGTTGACAACCATTACAGACTCGATACTACCGGTGTTGATCCCATCGTAGATCTGTGGTTTGGAAATGCCTGTTCTCTTCGAAGCTTCGTGCACAGACACGTATCCATTGGCCATCATTTTCTGATCAAGCTTTGGATTTGGTTTCATAACTTAAGACTCTAAAAGAACCTAATGACACTAGTCAATATATGTGATACACCATGTTCATGGATGAGAAAATCAAATTGAAATCGCTTGAGACCTCGCTTAGGTCCTCGCTTGGCTCCTCGCTTGAGGACTCGCTTGAGTTCTCGCTTGAGGACTCGCTTGAGGACTCGCTTAGGTACTCGTTTAGGTTCTCGCTTTGGTCCTCGCTTTGGTTCTCGCTTGGCTCCTCGCTTGAGGACTCGCTTGGCTCCTCGCTTTACTCCTCGCTTAGGTCCTCGCTTGAGACCTCGCTTGAGGACTCGCTTAGGTACTCGCTTGAGGACTCGCTTAGGTCCTCGCTTTGGTCCTCGCTTAGAGAGGAGTTGAAACAGTGATTCCTAAACCGTTTCTGAAATACGCCGGTGGAAAGAAACGGCTTCTTCCCAACTTGATGGAGTACATCCCCAAAACCTTTGGTAGGTACTACGAACCATTCCTTGGTGGTGGAGCACTGTACTTCTCACTAGCTAGAAACTCTCGATTGAACTTGGGAGCAAGTCTCAGTGATCTCAATTCAGAATTGATCAATACCTATCACTCTTTAGCTTCAGACTGTGATGGGGTTATTAAAATCCTTGAAGTTTTTCAGTCGGAACATCAGAAACGAGAGAAGAATTTCTTCCTAGAACTTCGACAACAGCAACCAATCGAGCTAACAGCAACAGAAGCAGCTGCTCGCACGATCTACCTAAACAAGACATGCTACAACGGCCTGTTTCGTTTGAACCGATCGGGTGAATTCAATGTCCCATATGGAAAGTTCAAGAACCCAAAGATCCTAGATGAGGAGAACTTGAGAGCTGTTGCCAAGACACTCAGAAAGACAGCGACGATTCTCAGATTAGACTTTGAAACAATTTGTGAAAGTTGTCTTCCTGGAGACTTTGTCTATTTCGATCCACCCTACATCCCTGTGTCGAAGACATCCTCGTTCACTTCGTATACCAGAAACCGATTCACCATGGATGATCATGAACGATTGGCTGGTCTTTATAAAGATCTACATGACAAAGGTGTTCACGTGATGCTGTCTAGCAGCGATGCTGAATGGACTCGAAATACTTTTGAAGATTTCAAGATCGTCGAAGTAGACATGAATCGATCAATCAGCTGCCGATCGGAAGGTCGAAAACGAAAACTGAAAGAGTTGATTGTTGTAGGAGTACACTCATGAAGAAACCTGTAAATCGAGAAATGAACCAAGAAGAGATGCGAGAAAAGCTCTTCCAAACAATTTGGTCACTCATCAACTTTTGGGTCGAACGGAAAGAAGCAGTGACATATCAAGCCAAACTGGCTGGTTTTGCTCATTCGATGTTGGTTCTGTTTGATGGCTTTGCTCCTCAGATGACTCCTGCTTTCAAACTGGTAACAAAAACGAACAAAGGAATTGAAGCTGAACGGCGAGAAACACAACAAAACTGGTGGCCTGATGGTGTTGATCTTGGAAATGATCTACATGACGAGTTCTTCACCCATGAGCACTCTGATTCGTTTACAGACAAGAAGGTAAGCATCCGCAAGACGAGGTTTCGAATTGCAGAAGGGCAGTGCTCATCATGTCTAGCATTCAACGGGTTCCGAGCAACTTGCAAAGGTTGCGGAAAAGAGATGAAGGAACCTGAAGAAGAGACGTTTGTAATGCCTCTTCGATGCACAGTAAGGCTTGAGAACAAACAGTTGTATCAACGAGCAAAAAGAGAACTATTGAGGCGTATTCTCAAGACAGTTGAAGTTGATGATTTCGACGATGTGTTGTCGTTCGATATCGAGTTTGAAGGAACGGATATTTCTGATGAAGAAGGTTGAAATGAAGTCACTTTGGTCCTCGCTTGAGTTCTCGCTTGAGGACTCGCTTTGGTCCTCGCTTGAGTTCTCGCTTGAGGACTCGCTTGAGGACTCGCTTGAGGACTCGCTTTGGTCCTCGCTTAGGTCCTCGCTTGAGGACTCGCTTAGGTACTCGCTTGGCTCCTCGCTTGGCTCCTCGCTTGAGGACTCGCTTGGCTCCTTGAGATGGCGTTCAAATGACGAACTTGAAGAAAATATTGAAGAAAGCCTATGAGGATCTCATCCAGACAGGCCGCAAAGATCCATGGGAGGAACTTCCTGATCATGAGAAGCTCATTAAAGAAGTTCTCGATGAGTTCGAAGAAGAACTTCTATCAGACAAGAAAAAGTTTATTCGAGGTTTCACTTTCGAAAGGAGTCCAGATCTCGATCTGTATCGAAGAGTCTTGGTGAGTCTAATGGAAGAAGTGAAGAACGAAGGTAGAAGAGAAGCCTTCGAATACTGGTTAGAACATCTTAACGACTCGTGTGCTTGCCGATGTCATGCACATCAAAAGGTAGCATGTCCGCTATGTGTTGCTGTCAATCAATGCCCAGTACATTCGGAGCCTGATCCAGAGGACCTACAATGAAGTGTGTTATTGGAATTGATCCATCACTTACGAGCTTTGCACTAGCGAGATCAGTACTGCGAAAAAGGGAGTGGTTCACAGACGTCCACGTGTTCAAAAGCAAATCACCTGGGAAGAAAGCTCCTGTTGAAGCACGGATGAGACGTATCGATGATTTGGTCTTGAATGCTCTTAAAGTCATCCAAGAGATTCGTCCGAAAGTAATTGTGATTGAAGGTTACGCATATGGAGCCAATACAGCTGGAGTGTACCTAGGAGAACTCGGTGGAATACTGCGGAAGTGTCTGTTGCCAATGACAGATCACTTGGTTGAGGTTGCTCCTACAACCCTGAAGAAGTTTGTCACTGGTAAAGGTAATGCAAACAAAACTCAGATGGTCTCTACGATCGCTTCCAAATACAATCTGGTGTTGAAGACTGATGATGAAGCTGATGCATACGGCTTGATGGAGATGGCGAAGGTACTTGCTGGATTCGAAGAAGGTACCAAACAAGAGAAAGAAGTTTTGAAGAAAGTTGGTGGATGAAATGAAGGAATTTGAAATGAAACATATTGACTCCTCGCTTAGGTCCTCGCTTGGCTCCTCGCTTTGGTCCTCGCTTGGCTCCTCGCTTTGGTCCTCGCTTGGCTCCTCGCTTAGGTCCTCGCTTGGCTCCTCGCTTGAGTTCTCGCTTGAGGACTCGCTTGAGTTCTCGCTTGAGGACTCGCTTTGGTCTTTGAGACGGATAGAAGATGAACTTCAACAATCTTCATAGACAACCTTTCCCATCCTGGGAGCATCCATTAGGGGATCCAACTCTACCTCTTGTTCTCAGAGGTACCCTCTACACAATGCTGCAACCTGTGACTCTCAAAGCTTTCTTGACAAACGCTCAACCGATCAAGACGTGGGCTGCTATGGGACCACAACTGTTCTGGGGTAGAGATGATGGTCCGTATGTTCCATATGATCGTTCTCTCAAAGATCAGAACAAAGAGGTGAAGGTAGAAGAAAGAGAATGGCCATACAACTGGGGAGATGACATCTGGTCTGTTCTCAAGTGGGAGGGTCAACCATTGTTTCTTCATTGGTCAGTTGATGGGTGTGAAGCTCTTCTCGGTTCTCCAACGCTAGATGTCTTTCAAGATTTCTTGATCGGTGTCGAGGAATACGCAAGAGATGTAGCTGGTGTTCATTTGGTTGAACTGCCAATCATGTTTTGGAAAGGATTGGATTGATGAAAAAGATTGAAATGAAGTCACTTTGGTCCTCGCTTGAGTTCTCGCTTGAGGACTCGCTTGGCTCCTCGCTTGGCTCCTCGCTTGGCTCCTCGCTTGAGACCTCACTTTGGCCCTCGCTTGGCTCCTCGCTTAGGTCCTCGCTTGAGGACTCGCTTGAGGACTCGCTTAGAAATGAGTTGAAACCATCACTTCGGAACCACGACAGTAGCACCTGAATCTTCTTGAAGAGTATTCACAATCACAACCGTAGCAACCACACCCAGTGTGAACCACAAGACTGGGTGTTCAAAGAATGAAACCGATGCCAAAGATCTGACGTCCTTGTTTGCTTCTCTCAAAGCTTCTTCTGATTGGGTCCAGTCCAGGCGATATTGATCAACCATACGTTTGTAACTTTGGGATTCTTTTGATGATGCTTCGAGAGCTTTCTTCAGGTGGACGATCTCTTTGTCAGCAAGTTTCAACTCTTCATGTAGTAACTTGTAGACATGACTGTTCTCTGGATTTCGAAGACGTCGATACAGAGCAGATGGGACAAAGAATCCTGTTCGACCTTCACAAACAACAGCAGAAACTTGTTGATCTCCCGTGTTCCAAATAGCCCCTTCTTGTAAGGAGCAATTAACTGGCTGCGTTGTGAGTAGGGTGGTTGTCGTGATCAGCAAGGTCAGCATCTGACATCTCTCCATTCGCCGTCTTTATCAAACGAAGGCGTTTTTCTTCGTTCTTAGCACGCTTCATGGAGAGGTGTTGAGCCTTTTCTATGTGACTGGTCTTCAACTTACCGTTTTTCTCAACTTCAACCTTGTGAGCTAAAACGTTGATCTCATTGTTCAGAACTCGACCTCTTTGATTATGAGCTCGAACTTCTGCTCTCAGAACAGATTTTGTCTTTTTCCCATAAAGCAAAGCCAGAATCCCAAAGACAGCTGCAAGTGAAGCTGCGAATAACCATTTCATCTTCTCGATCATCATTTTTAGTCCTCTTTTGATGTGATTGATTTGTCATCACCTAATATGGTTTGACCCAAAACCTTGTGGAAGCGTTGAGAGAGATATCCACACCAGAGACCTGCCGCAATCTTCAGAACAACGGATTGTCCTTCTAAAACAGGAAGACCTCCAAAAATCGCAGATGCGATCCCTAAACACTCCGGAATGATAGGTAATGATCTTCGATACCAATTCCACTTCGCTAAGGCAGTCTTTTGCAATGCTCTTAGAAGAATGAAGATTCCACCTGCTGTCAGCAGAGTCCATTTGTCGAACCCTATCGCAATGAGTTCTTGAATTTGACTATCCACAGGCAACTCCATTCCTGATGATTTCCCAAGGAAACGCCGGACCCGGATCCATCTTTCGTTTCGGATCTACTTCTTCATGACCTATCAATCTGTTTTTGAGATCTTCTCCAACAGATGGGAATTCTTTGATCAACTTACGAAGCAAATCCTGGAGAGCGTCTAGTTGCTCTGGCGGATATGCTTCCCAGTTTATGTACTTGTAATCATCACTTCGGCCTGGACGCTTGCCACCCGCACTGATGCCAGCTCCTTTGAACAGATTCCCATTGGTATCCATCCAAGAATCACCAGCACGCGGAATGATTGGACCAACGTTCATCAACTCGATCCCAATCGTTCTTCCGTTAACATTCCCTTTTCCGAAGAGTTTTGATGTACGACCACCAGCGTGGAAACACCTGTCGTCTAAAGACGCTAGTTGATCCACAGTTCCATCTCTATGGATGAGGAAGTGCGCTGACACGTAAGACCCGTCTTTACGAGTCAACCAATTGCGAGTTGGTTTGGCTTTTCGACTACCTGTGTAGTGAATGATGATAGCTTCGATGTCTTGGATTTTCTCTGGCTTGTATCGAAACCAATAACGATCAGGTGTTTCGAACCTGCGTTCTTTTGGAACTAGCCATGTCATGACCCAAAAGCATCACGTGGTAAAACGTTTTACGGTTGACGTAGATACCAGTTGATCGCGTGAATCATCCGAGCGCATGCGTCGGTCGAATCACACATATCCAACTCACCACCAGTAGGTTTCGGATCTCCATTCCTCAATTCACCGAGGAGAGCAGAACCATACTTTTTGATGTCAGCTTGGTTCTTAGCAGAGAGAGCGGTTGATAGAGAATCGCGGTTAGCTTGCGTTGCCATATTCAAATCCCTTCTTAGGTAATAACGTTGTAAGTCTTGGTAACGTCAGGAATACCATCGTAAGCACCCATACCGTTGAAAGACAGAGTTACACTTACATCATCTCCGGCTGCGTAGGTTTTAGTCGCCCCTGCATCTGTATCAAAGATGATTTCAATTTCCATGACTCCATCTTTATTGAAGCTGACATTCCTATTCACAGTCGGAGCAAGTACATCTACATCGACAACATTCTCAGCAGTTGTGACTGTAGGTGCTCCACCAAGTCCAAGAGAAACTCCACCTGAACGACGTAAGAATGCTTGGAAGGTACGGCGGACAGTGCCTGCTGCTCCTCCATTCAACTCGCCTTCTGTGATGTCCTCAGCAGCTGAGTCCAAAGAAAGTTCAGCAGCTCCAACAATGGCAGCTCTGATGTCATCCTGATCTTTCAAGACTTCCACGTCTTCGCTCAACCGAGCAAGACTTTCAGAGGTCTCAGCCTGAAGTGCTGCCAAGCCAGCCGATGTCTCTTCTGCTGAAGCAGCCGCATCCGTAGCAGTTGTGTCTGCTGATGCTTGGTTCTGGAGAATCAATGTAACAGTCATGAATTACTCCTTCTGACCTAGTGTAGGGTCGTGCTCAGCGTCCCACCGGTGATCTTAGTACCAGTCCCCTGATCCTCAATCATGTCGTTCGGCTCAGCGTGGATGGTGCAATCAACACCACCTCCACCGATTCGGATAGCTGAATGACCAGGATTAATCTGACAATCTGAGAAATCATTCCCCATGAGAGACACAGTTCCATCGTTCACACGAACAGGAGCTTGCTCCACTCGATGTCCTCGGCTAGTTCGAATCTTGTTGTTATTGAACGACAGTTCACTCACAGGACTAAAAATGATGATTTCCCAGAAGTCGACCAAAGGACCTGTGAATTCAAATTCACAACCACTTATTGAACTAGCCCTATTAGGAATTGAACCTCCGAAGCCAAATATTAATACAGGTTGAAAATTGAAAATACCAAATTGACCAGGAGGAGCCTTAATATCTAGAGCTCGACAATTGGTCATATTTAGTGAATTTGACTCTCCGACCCATCCGGCCAAATGAGCACTACTTGAATCTTCAGCTGAAGAATTCATTTGGAAAACTGCTCCGTTTGTCTGCCAGACACAATCATCATAGACAATATCCAGACCGCTATTGATGCCGTGAATACACGACCAGAGAGTCAAATTATCAATCCCGATACGTTCCATTTTGACTCTCTTAGCCATAAACAAACTTCGATCCACGGAACCTGCCGGATAAGTATGTCCACCAGGAGTAGCGGAAACACCTTCAAGCCCTTCAGTATCCCATGCAAAAGTCAGATCTTTGAATTCACAATCCTCAATCCTTACAACCCCATTGAGATGCTGCATAGGAATACCGAGATTTAGATCGTATCTAAGATCCAACAATTCCGGAACGTCTCGATAATGAAACCAACCACCTGCAGAGAATGAATTTGGTGCTACTGAAATACCTCTAGAAGGTTCAACCATCAATCCAATTTCAACATCGTTGTATGTAATTCCATTTTCGACAAAGCGCTGACCTTGGACTGTACAATTCTTCAACAAGACATCGCATGTGCTAGCCGCTGCCACCATATCGGTTCTATTGTAGGTGACATAAACAGTTGCACCATCTCCAATTGCTCCACCTCCAACACGAGTTACCGTACCAAGTACAAGATCAACTGTGTAATCGGTGGTTTCAGCAAAATCAGTCCCTTGGACATCTGGAGCTGAATTGACATTCGCAACATTACTCAAGTTGGAAAAGGCTAGATTTGTAGGGGTTGTTCCGTTGAGAACAATTGCCTCGCCCAGAACACCACTGCTTCCATTCTCAGGAGTGCAGTAGATGAACGCCTGCATTGATTTGTTCTTTTGGTCCAAA